GCGAGCAGCGAGGCGATGCGGATCTGCATTTGGGTTTGCCATCTCCTCGATTAGTTCTCTTACACCCGCACGACAAGCCATGATGCGCAGTTCGAGCTGGTCTTTATCAGAGCCAATCATCACGCGGCCAGGTGGCGCTTCAAAGATTACCCGCCAGAGTAGGGCTACATTTTGTACATTAGGAGAGGAACTCCAACGGCTACCTTTTTGTCCGGTGGGATTCCACTTAACATGCATGCGATTATCATTATAGATAGCTCTGGCATAGGCTCCAGGCTTTCCTTTGGGATCGAACGCATAGTCCCCGGCATCCTTGAACATAGTGGAGTAGGCCATTCTGTCCTCGACATATTCAACGAACATACGTACGAATGGTTGCTCGAGGTGGTCAATGATTGCTTTGTAGCTGGTGCTTGGCTCTTGTTCAATGGGCGTAAACTTAGTTGGTTGCAAGCCCAAACAATTGTGGTTGTTGGTGCCTGGTTTATCATACAGAACATGCCTTGTGTGCAGCGGTTTCTTTGGATTGTACTCCTGCCAATTTAGATATTCACGCATGCCATGGAGATTGCGTGCTATCTTTTCTTTAAGATTCTCCCCGAGCTGTTTGCGTAAAGCTAAATTGATAGGGATGCCATAAATTTCAGCTCGAGCAGCAAGCTGTTGTCCTGCCATTTGATACTGTTCTAGCAGTGGCGTGACGCCTCTTGCGTATGCTTCCTTTCGCATAGGATGCAGCAGTTTGCCTGTGTTTAATGCATCTTTCCCATTGTAAACCAATAATTCTAGGATATCTGTAGTCTGTGCCTGCTTGCGACCTTCGTGGTTCAGTTTCCATGGTTCGACATCCAACCATTGGTGGCCTATCCAACCCAAATCTTTTGGGTTATCAGGTTGGATGAGATGCGCATACGCTTGTGAATCAAGCATTGGTCCGTATATTTTATAGCCATGTTGCATGAGCACGGCATAGTCGAAAGGTCCGTTGTGGTATATTTTTGGAACAGATTCATCAGCCAACAAGCGCCGTAGCATTGCTACCAGTGGAGTTTCAACTTCCCATGGTAATGTATGCAAATCCTCCAACGTAAATGTTACGGCTGTGTTATAACCATCGACACCTGAGATAGCGATGGACCAAAGCTTGCAAGCCATAAATTCGACTGAGCTTGTTTCAACATCGACAGCGATAGTGCATTTGTTTTGTAGCCAGCGCTCCATCCAGGCTAGAGCTATTTGTAATGCACCATGCATTCCCAAGGGATTGGAAGGATGAACAACAACTATATTCTCTTCTTGATTGGGGCCGAAATGTGCTACGCGCACAGCTTTCTGTAGATCTGCTATAACTACATCAGATAATTGAGCGCCGCGTAGAATGTGGGCGGGATGCAATGTTGGAATTACGTAAGCCATCTAGAAGAGCACATTCCTGTAATCTACACCGAGTTGCCTTGTTGTTTCGTCTGTCTCTTCTGCCTCTTCTTCAAAGGCATCCGCTAATATTATTTCCATCATTTCTGTTATGGTAATACCACGTCTCTTCGCTTCATCACTGACTAATTTATATGTTTCACCACGAACGGATGCTTGGGTCGCTTTAGGCCTTAAGCGCTTTTTTGTCTCTTTCATTAGTCTTGCCTTCCAATCTTCGTATGACCGCCAGGCAAGCGGTATAGCTTGCGCAGGGTATAGGTCCGATTGCAGGCATAGCAAATCTACCGTTGGCGTCAACGATTCTAATGTCCCAACGGTCAGTCGTACTATCGTGGTATGCGACATAGCGACCCTTCCTTTTGTCCCATCTATTGGGTATGATTTCGTTATAATCCAAGGGCATCCTTGTATAATTGTTCAGATAAGGCAGCCAAATCTACCTCCATGCGACTGCCTCTGTATGCGTAAATTCCTGCTTTATCTATTTGTGTTATTTGTTTTAGGGCGGTGCTACCTAATGGAATGCAAATGACAGGATCGACAACCCTAAGTTCATCAATCAGTCTGCGATAGCAGCAGGCTGCTGCCATTTTCTGCACGGTGTCTTTGGGTAAGATAGCGCCATTCTCCAGCTTTACTTTTTCTGCACGACATAGCCTTGCATTTGTAACCCAGCACTCATCACGAGTAAAACCAGCAGCTGGTGCGAATGATTCCCAAAGTAATTGTCCCGATGGACCGACGAAGCCACGGCCTATACGTTCCTCCTTTCCGCCTGGCTCTTCTCCTATGAAGGCGTATTTCGCAGGCACAGGACCGTCGGGTAGCACTTTTCGTTTATATCTTAATGGGCATCTATCACAATCAGGAGCTGTGGAAACGATGCCGTGATAATAGGAGCCTAATACTCTATTAGGTCTTAAGTTAATATCCATGTAATATTTCTTTATCTCTTTTTAATTTATCTAATATCCTGCTAGTGTTCCCCTTTGGACTTGAACCAAAGATCTTAATGAATTATATTGTTTATATTCTTTGCTATTAATTATCGCCTGTAAAATTTAAGCAGTTATTTTCCCTCAAAAAATAATCCATTACGTCTTATCCACTTAGACTAGAGAACAAAGCTAGGTTTCCATTGCTCGAGACCAGCTTGCCCCACCAGTTCTCGTTACATTTCCACCTAGCAATGGCTGGTCAAAGGAGACTACTGCATAATTGCAGTAGCCCTTGCCCTCCTCGACAAGCCACATTTATTTATGATTGTGGCACCTGGTCAACCGGTGGGGGTGGTGCAGGAAGTCCAGCTACTGGAGCAGCCGCTGGTTGTGCAACTGCAGGAGGAGCAACTGGCATCGGAACTCCAGCAGTTGGAGGAGCGACACCAGGAGGTTGTTGAAATGCAGTGGGTGCAGCTGCAGGAGGTGCTGCCATTGGAGGTGGAGCAACTTGCTGCTGTGGTGCCACTGCTTGCTGCTGTGGTGCCACTGCTTGCTGCTGCATAGGTGCTTGTGCGACTGGTGCTACTGGCGCTGCTGGCTGAGGCTGTCCATAAGTAGCCGGATAAGCCGCTGTAGGATTAAATGCATTTTGTGGTGGAGCAGCAACGGGCGGTGCAGCCATTGGAGGTGCTGCAGTTGGCAATGGATTAAGTAGAGAAGCAGGCGGTGCACCAGCTGGAGCTGCTGCTGGTTGACCTGCGATACCACCATGGGTCCAAGCTGCTAAAGGTCTCTCGCGATCTACATTAGTGTATTCATTCTTCATGGAGATGCGTGCCATATATTGCTTGCCCGTAAACCAGTCGGTGTCCAACTGGCCGCCAGATGCTGCAATCTGTTCTTGTGTTACACCTGCCGCCAAAGCAAATCGCATTAAGAAAGGGCGACTCTTTTCAGATAGGTAGTAACTGTGCGTCAATGGTTTATTCTGCATTTCCAAAGATGAATTCGGCCCCATGATGATATTGGTTTTGATAACAAGGCGATTGCCTGTACCATCCTTTGTGGGTTCCATTTTAGCTTCTTTCACTGATAAAATGTATTCACCAGCCGGGTAGTTGAAATCGTCTGCAGGTGCTACGCCCGCCACATTAATTGGTAGGAATCCCATTTAGTTCTCCTTTAAAATTGTTGGGTTCTACTTGTAAATAAATTGTCCGATTCGAGAGTCCATCGCCCTGAATGTGGGCCAACTACCGAATTCTGGATCAACTAAATGACCTTCTGGAAAAAGATCACCATATTTGTGTCTAACGTCTTTCGCTTGTAATGTTGGGTCCGTTCTAAATATAGGTCGTGAAACCATCTTACCAGTGGCGTCTGGTACTAATTGCTTATCTGCGTAAATAATGAATTTGCACATGGCAGGTAGCTTGATACTTGCAGTTCCTTGCATGGCAGGGGCTACACCCTCTAGAAAAGTCTCACCTTGTTTATCTGGTCTGGACCATTTTTCTTTTTGTAACGATATCCAAATCACATTTAAGTTAGTTTCATGCAGCCGTTGTGCTAATTCTTTACAGAGATGTGCCTCCAGGAAACCCCAATCTCTTTGTTGCATTTGAGGCGGCATATTTTTATTTTGATATACATTAATTACTTCTCTTATATATATGTCCATATAAAAAGTGGTTGAGTCTATAACGACAGTTTTCCAACCATATTGTTTATATGTTCTGCATATGTATTCTACTTTGTCCTTCATCTTTTTAGTTGAATCAATATGATAAATAGGGGGCGTCTCTACCCCATAGAGTCTAGGTAGAAGCGCCAGTGAGTCATCACCACCCTCTTGCCCTGCTGATAGAAATATAGGCTGAGGCCATGTGCCAGCCCATGTAGTTTTTATGGTACCTACACCTCCGAACAAGAATACTGTAACGCCGTGCTGTGGGGCGCTCTGTCCTGGTATAATCAAATCTGAATCCCATATTTGTGGTTGAGGCGCTGCTGGTTGTGGTGCTGGTGCTGTGGCTGTCATATTTATCCTTTATCAGCTTTTATATCTTTATTTAATATGCCTTTTATTTCATAGAAACCTTGTGGTGTCCCTATAAAAAATATAGGTATTTCATCTATGTTTTTATTTTGCTTTATGTGTTCTTTTATTTGTGTATTTAATGCATCTTCTATAACTTCTAGGGCGACGCACATTTTATTTAAATTATCTGCTTCTGTATCGGTTATTGCAGTCTCTATATATTCGACCATCAGACATCGTCCTCCGCTAACAAAGCACAGATTTGCTCTAAAGATTCTTTAGATGTAGCTGCAGGCGCCGTAGATAATTCGGCAACTAGTTTAGAAGACGGATCCCCTGTTTTTAAATTAGCAGTAGCAGCAGCCTTATCAATTAAATGCTTTATGAATAAATCATCTAATGTATTTCTAACCACCATATAAATAGATTCAACATCTTCATATAATGAACCATCTCTATGTATTCTAGATTCTGCTTGTGTTAATGTCGCTGGGTTCCAATGCAAGTCTACAAAAAGGACAGCGGAGGCCGCAGATAACTCATTAATTGAGATGCCTGCAGCCCCCAGGGTCGCCACGTAGATACCATAACTGTCCTCGGAGAACTGTACGGCAAGCTTCTGCCGTTTAGGCTGCGTCATTGAACCATCAACAGGTCCATAGATTGTAGGCAAGCGAGGATAATTCGCATCCCGATGTTTGCCTTCAGTCAGTAGTTTTAATTCTTCTACTATGTATTTAGCTGTTGCTCTTCTCCAGGTAAAAACAACAATGCGATCATGCTCCGCAGATATAGTTAATAATTCATCTATAACTTTATGTGATTTTAATGTGGATAAAATATCCATCATTTTAGATATAGCTCTGAGCCTTAAAGCCTTTGGTGCATTATCTTTTTTAGATACTTTTATTGTCTGCCCTTGAAACTCCACAGTGGTGGCACCTTCTACTAATTCACCTGTCTTTTTTAGGTATGACTTTATATTATTAGAGGCCTCTATATATTCGGAGAGTTCTTCATTGGTGAAGTCTAGTTCAATAACTCTACGTGTTAATTTTGGTAAGGCACCAGAGACCTCATATCTATTATACCAAAGTAAAGTGCCTGCTAATCGGCTACGCAACTCTATATTATTTGTGTCTTCATCATATATAAAGTGTGTACGTTCTGATTCTTCATTGCCTGCAGCAATCTCACGATGTCCATTGCAGTATCTACAGCCAAATGTGAATGCCTTGTCACTCCATTGTCTAGGTTGTACGCAGCGTAAGGTGTTCCACAAGTCCATTCTATATTTTGGAATCGGTGTTCCGGTAAGACCCAGCCTTCTTTTAATTGTGTGCCACCTAGATAATTTGGCAGCCTCCTCACTTCTGTTAGCAGTGACATGCATCAACAGGTGAATCTCATCAAAGATAATCCAAGCCGGTTTCAGCACAGTTGTAATCCATGCAGACCAGGCGGACAGTATGTCGTAATTGATATAGATGTGGCGATGCTCCAAAAGATCTTCTAGTCGTGGGTCTTTCTTGCCCCTCACTTTAAATATATTCATATCAAAATATAAAGTGGGGTCGGATGTTTCACCACACCAGGCAGCGGCTGCACTCAGCGGACCGCAGATAATTCCAGGCTGTTGCAGCAAGCCATCTAAATAAAAGGCCTGCAAAGCCATTGTTACCTTGCCTAAACCCATGTCAGCCCCTAAAATCAAACCTTCTCTTTGGGGTGTGCACTGTCGAATAAAGGACACAGACCTTCTTTGATGCAAGCGGAGCGTACGACCGCCAAATGGCGTGACCTCGTGCGGGTCTGGAGGATAGCCATCAATCAATCCTGGATACCTGCCAGCATCTACAAGCGATTGCGGTATATAAAAACCTTGTGGTATTTTCTTTTTTGGATTCCCTCTGTACGAATAGCGTCCAGGCATCTGCTGAAGGAGCTTGGCCTGCTCTTCATTCGATACTTCCAAGACGTGAACCAGGCCTGGCCATGCCGTGGGCGAGCTCAAGATGCATCCAGAGAGAACATCGGAACTCAAACTGCTTTGAAGCTCAATTGTCATGATATTTACTTTCCTATATTGATGAAATAAATGTGTCAAGAGTTAATCGATAAGTGTAAGTAACCTCTATGTATTTTTTTCTGTGTATCATTTAATGAGCAGAAAAGCTACAATATATGTGCATGTGCGTAAAAAATTAAAGCAATGATTATATATGTTTGCAACGACGATATTGACGACCTTTGTGCGTAAGTTGTACTCATAAATAAATTTTCAAAAAATTTAATGAGGATTTTAATGGCGGGCACAAATCACAAGCTCTACAGAATAGAAGATTTGCTCAGTCTCCAAGACGATGGGCGTCACTGGTTGGTCAAGAATATGCTTCCCAGAATTGGGCGGACGATTGTTTATGGGCATGGAGGCACTTACAAAACAACTATATTATTTGATTTAGCCATTGGCATTGCATCTGGCGGTGCGTTGCTTAGGCAATTTCCGATTGAGGAGCAAGGTCCTGTATTGATCGTATCGACGGAGAGTTCTAAATACGCAAACAGGGATAGAATACTTACACACATTCGTGCAAGAGAAACGCAATCTCCTGAGCTTTTGCTTAGGGGCGGTCGGCCACCTATGCCAAATACAGAAGAGATGCCTATTTATTTTGGGCACAAGGCTTTTGAGTTCGATGATATTAGAGAGCAAGAGGCCTTTAAAGAGCAATTAGAGATGATCAAGAAGGATACAGGCCGTTACCCTGTCTTCATTCTACTCGACCCATTGGATAGTTTCATAGACGGGGACGAGAACTCTGCCAAGGAAACAAAACCATTCCGCAGGTTCTGCGATTCTGTTGTAGATGATTATGAGACAAGTCTCTGCGTCATTCACCACTCGACAAAGAATCAAGAGAATCCATCAATACGTGGTTCAGGTGCTTGGCGTGGCTGGACAGACACAGCTCTGTTCTTTAAAAAGCAACGAGTCATTTATAATATGATGCAACTTCAATATGTGGATGTTGATTCTGATAAACAGAGGGATGGATCGGAGGGCAGGATATTTTCTGTGATACCAGAGTTCGACGCTGTTAGAAAGATGACGACGTTCACCTGCATGCAAGAAGGCATAGATCCAGATGTCTTGATGCAGAATGCAATACAACAACAGGTGCTGCAGCTCATTAGGAACTATGCACCTATTACGCAGAAAGAAATAATCAGCCTTACCCAAAGTACGCATAAGAGAATACGGGAGGCATTAGATGCATTAAATGCTGATGGTGTTGTTGCGCAAGATGTTTCTGTCGAGAGGTCGACAAGTGCAGATGGTTCTAGGGCTAGAACAGTCCCAGCGTGGAGAGCAACAACAAAAATTAGTCAAGTGGATGCAGCTGCTGCACTATTACAAGCTAAGAAGCGGAATGAAGAAGCAGATGAAGAAGGGTATAACGTGCAAGTAATCGGGCCGGTTCCGCTCGAAAGGCGTCATGCTATCCAAGAGATCTTTAATTGATTTAGTCCTCCTCAGCTACTCCGATGATTTAGCATTCAAGCGATACGTGGATAGAACCATAAATGATATCAAGGTGTATCATCCTGAATACTCCACCATGTCCTTTTTGGCTCTGCTAGATTTCATTTATGTAAATGATTCAGATAATTTAGCTAAAAGGCTTCTGGATAATTACGAGACGTTGAAGGGTAAAGAACCGTATTCAGTCAGTTGATATGAGTTTCACAGTCAATACGCAAGGCAGGCTGTTGAGACATGCTTGGGCATCTTCATCCAATGTGAACTCTCGTAATAGTTTTATCCTCCTCTGAGAGAAGCCTTGTAACACGAGCCATTTATTGGCCACTTCATCGCTTTTTACTATTTGAAATAGTGCTTGTACAAGGCAACTTCTTGCTTGATAAATCTTATTAGCAGGCCGTGTGCCAGAAGTGTTTAAGACACGTTGAGGATACACTCTTAGTATAGAGCAAACGATCAAGACCAGCTGCTCCCAAACTCGCATGCTGAAGTCAAATGGGACAGGAACAAGGCCTGCAGTTGGATGATGAATGCAGGCTCCATGCTCAGTGGCTTGCCTGATATTATCATATGGCAATATAGTTTCATTGTCACCTTGAAGCTGCGCTAGTAAATCTGCGCAGTCATCTTGGAGTGATGTTTCGTTTTTGTTACAATTCATTCTATATATCCTATAGTATAGGGTGAATTATAAGAATTGTAAGAGTTGTCCACAGGAAAACAGATACAATTCCAGTACGTTGTTATAATTATGAGCTGGTATATCTAGCTATCAAGCTTCCACCTTGTTTCCCTTATGATTCTCAGACGTTGTTATAATTTCAAGGTGGTATTGCACTATCAACAAAAAATTCGACACATGCTCATTTTCGCTTGTGTCGATTCCGCATGAATGAGTGAGTACACATTCCTTTTTGGCGCGTGTAATCGCCACAAAGAGAAGTCTGAGTTCCTCATCTTCATCTTGTGCCTTGGAATGTGGGAAACGGCCTTCGACCATATCAATGACCCGCACGTTCTCCCATTCCAATCCTTTGGCTCTATGGATGGTGGATAAAGTAAGAGCTGGTTGTTGATTTCTTTCACTTAATTTGAGCCCACCGGGCTTGCTTGCGGCTGCGATGGCCCGCTCGAGTGAAGTAACATAGTCCAGAAATTCTGAGGTAGTTTGGAATAACTCTGCGATTCTCTGCAGTTCGTAAATAGCGGCGAGTCGATGGTCGTCTTCTCCTAAACCCTCTTCTGCACGCAAAGCGGCAATGTAATCCGTGCGTTGCAATACCATTGCAAGCATCCTGCCTGGATTGTTCCTTGTGATACTTTTCGTACCACCCTCTTTTGCATCCAAAGCATCTTGTGCACCAGAAACTGCGATGCGATTCAATGAAGTAAGTAAGCTGATGAACTCTTTTAAATTGCGAGCGGAGGAAGGTGGTGCTTCATCAATTAATTCCTGCAACATATCGAGCATGGCTACATTTTCTTTCCTTGCCTCGCTCTCACACATATCTAAAAAAGGTCTACCAATGAAGCGGAAAGGTGCATTGACGATCCTGCGTAATGTCTTCGTGCTGCTGTCAGCACCTGAAGCAACTTTGATGTAAGCTAGAAGATCTTTAATCTCTTTGGAGGAGAAGAAGTTACCCGATGCCATCTTGCGATACGGTATGCGTTGTCTGATGCATTCAATCTCTGCAAGATTCAATGCCATGGATGTGCGAGACAATATAACGCAGCTATTTAGACCCAGTGGATGATCTACAGCTATCTCTATAGCCCATTTTAATGCACCAGCAGCTTCGCCCTCAGGTGTGCTATACCCCTTGATGACAGGTAGACTAGCAATCATGTCATCATCGCTGTTAACGCCACTTGGAATCATTTCACCGCAAAGATGCCAAGACTTGTCTGCAACGATGGCTGATCCCAAGGCACATATACCAGGTGTGGAGCGATAGTTGTATGGTAGTGGTATTCGTTTAACGCAATCATGCTTAGCAAATTCCACAAAGAGCTTAGGCTCAGCATGTCTGAAACGGTAGATCGAATTGTGAGTAACAATGCCATTCGCAATATACAATTTATCATGTGATACATCTAATGAATACACAGAGCCTTCGAATTGCCTCGATGTATTTCTTACTACAGGCTGCCAATTATTTCGTCCCTCTGGTAATGGGATAGACATTATCCCCTGCATTATATTAGCTGCATGTACAATGAAATATGTAGTGCGGCCTATTTTTGGTTCTGGCCATGGGTATAGAGGATAGGCACCATCTCTATGGTGTTCTTGCAAGCAGGTGAGTGCCCTTTCTGTATTCTCCCCATTAATATTCATATCTTTGTATACTGCCTTTATATTATCCGCAGTGTACAGTGGATTAGTATTTGGTTTGGGCTGAAACATTATAGTAGGTAAGCCCCAATGAGCTGCAACATAACTTTCATAAATGCTAGCTTCATCTTTGCTGTAATGCACTCTTAGTATCCAGGCAGCATCTGCCTTTTCAATAAGAGCCCGCCGGCCTAAATGAAAACTATTATCATTTTCTTTACGGTTTATGAACAATTTACACCAACCAACTCTGTATCCTAAATCTCGGCGATGCATCATGTATGTCACCCATACACTTTTGTTGGTTCTATCTGTCCAACGACATAAGAATTTATGGCCTGGTGTACAATCCAAATATGTATCATCTACTTGAATACGATGCATAGAGCCACTATGCTTATGCACTGCTGTTTCTTTTACGACCCCTGTATGCACTGCATATTGTGCATGTCTATCCCATCGTGTGATAACATCACCCCTAACTAAATCTTCTATATTGCGCCACTCCCTCGATCCTATTTGTATTTTAGTGCCGGCTGGATGACATTGTGATGGGTCCCCGTAGACATATAATGCGGTGTTCGCATCATCGCTACCTGTGGGCAATTGCCTTGTTCTTGTTTCAATATAGCCACCAGCCCCTTTTGCTTCAGCGCCTTCTGGTCTTAGAATACAAGACTTCATGCCGGCCAGCAGCCTGGCGAGGTCCCATTGCACAGGATTAGAATCCTGCGCTTCGTCAACAATGATCATATCGTATTGTGAACGCCAATACTGCAGGTTGTCTGCGTTGCCAATCAATAACATCCAAGTCCATAGCAGCATGTCATCAAAGTTATACAGCCCTTTAGTTACTCTACGGAAATCTAATTTTTTATATATAGTAGCAAGTTTGCTATTACCCAAACCAGATTCAGAATACCAACGTTTGCCCTCTATATATACAGAATCGGCTAGCCGCATGTTAACTTGAAAGGGGTCATTTTCTACAATGGCAGTACCGCGTGATTTACAAGCGGCAATAAAGCTCTGTACTCCCCCTCTATCCATGCCATGTCGGGGCAGGTCTCGACTTCTTTGCATCTCATTTAACAGTATCTTTAGTTCTATGTCCATGCGATTGCGGTCATCTAATTTGAGCGCATTCATCATTGAAGGCACAGAAGCGTGTAATATTTTGTTGCATACAGAGTGAATGGTGCCCACTGTAACATTAGGAATACCAATTGATAACAATCGAGAGCTCATCTCTCGAGCGGCATTGCGAGTGAACGTCATGGCTAAAATACGTGTCGGGTTTACTCCGTCGGCGACACAGCGTGCCAACAAACTAATTAATGCGCGAGTTTTACCAGCCCCAGGCACGCCTAAGATGGCAGCCTTGCCTCCATTGAGTTGAACAGCATCTAATTGAGCAGGATTTAATTGCAGGAATACCTGCTGCAACCCTTGAGGGTAGCGTGAAATATCTAACATTGAGATCCTCCTTGAGTAATGCAATGCATGTATAGGATCGAATAAACTACATGCACGCTAGAATGTTTTAAGATGGGTAAGCTGCAGTCTCACTGTCGGCTGCAGCTACATTTTGTGTGGTAGGATTCCACCATTCTTTGGTAATCAGGGTTGTCAATGAGCCCCAAGTCCAAGAGCTTCTCACACCATCAAGATTCCAAATCAAGCCCTTCTCTGTAATACGAATATGAGCCGTTGCATTCTTAGCCCCGAGATGCGCTGCACCTTCTGCCGTAAGCGGTATATCAAATTCGGTACCGACTTCCCATGCATGCTGTATCTTCTCATTATAAGCAAACTTAACTTCTTTGGCAGACCAACCATGCCCCAACACCTCAGACATTTTGAAACCATCATACCTTTCAAAGTAATGAAATAGCGCACTGGCTACGAGCTGTTTCGCCCTATCCCGCATAACCTTAGCTGCAGCCCTCTTGTTTGCTGCATTCGTAATCTCTGCTTCAGTTTTACCAGCCTTCTGCTTGTATTCATTCGTGGGCTGCCGCAGGTTATCCAAATTTTTGATACGGTCTGCATCCACTGTGTACATATCATTCATGATTGCTTCTTCACCGCCTGGAGGGCAGTCACAAATGTCAAAATAGAAGCATGGTCCATATTGCCCAACGCAGGACGATGTGCACTTAGGCCACTTCTTCATATCATCTGCATCGTTCTTCAAACGCGTGTAGAAATCAATGGCAAGGGGACGTACTTCGTCTTGATAAAACTCTTCTACAGAGCGGAAGTCACAGGATGTATGGATGCGCTGCAGGTGCTTGTCTGGATCGATCCTCTTTGGCTTTGCAATCAAAGAGACAATGACACCTGCGAGTTCACCGAATTCAGCTGCTTCTGCATAAGTGTAGATGAGAGCATTCATCAAGAATTGTCCATCGCGGCCATATCCTTTTGACAAATCATATGTAATTGCGCGGCAGGTTTTCCAGTCCACAACAAAACAGCCTCCAGGAACGGGTTGCCCTGGGGGTGTGCAAGGCGCCCCTGGCTTTCTTAAGCCCACAATTAAATCGTGACGACAGGTGAGTGGGATATGAACTGTCCTCCCCCCAATTTTTGCAGGTGGCATGAACCATGTTCCTTGATTTTCGATGCCACGTACATCCCAAGTGGCGGCTTCATCTCCTCCGAATTTTTGCAATTGGGCGTAGACAAGACGACGAGCTTCCGCAGCAATATCCACTGCGCCGGCAGCTGCAACAACATCACATGGTTCGAATGTTCGCTGTCCACCTGTCCTATAATGCATCTCAAAACAGGCATGCACAAGGGTGCCTACGGCCAAGGCTGAGGACTTAAATTTCTTCTGCAGTCCTAAGACATGTGTAAAGTAAGCCTTTCTGGGGCACTGCTGGAGGGCCATGAGGTCATGCCAGGAGAAGCCTCCAGATGAAGGACCCCCTTCTAGACCTTCAACTTTGGATAGAACTTCATCGATATTAATTGCTGATTGGTCATCCATCCCCGCTAAGTTCATGCCAGGCAAAAAGCTGGTGCTCACAGGTGCAAGTGGTGAAGATTGTGGCAGGTTCAACGGTGCTGCAGGTGGCGGTTGAACGGTAGGAGGTTGAGCAGGTTGCTGCTGTTCATTCACCAAAGTGACCTGCGGTGATTGCGGTTCAGGCTGAGGCTGCAGCTGCATCTGCTGCTCTTGTGACACTTGTGACACTTGTGGCGCTTGTGGCGCTTGTTGCGCTTCAATTGCTGGTGGATTAATATGGGTAGTTAGTGCAGTTGATGGCGTGACTTTGATAGCGCTGCATGTAGTTTCATTAGGCACGGTAGGTCCTGGCACCTCTGTATTATGTATCTCCCGTACGGGGGTGGAAAACCCAGGACTGGGAATGTTTAATGGCAGCGCCGGCTCCATCGCTATTGCCATGTGCATTCCTTTGTCTTTGTCGTTGTTTGATGCCGATTTCTCAACGACGGGCGTTAAGGCAGCGGTAGGCACAATTACTGCCTGACTGTCTTGACGCCCAATTTTTTGAAATTTCTCAGCGCAATTTAAGCAGACAGCTCGAACGGTTTCAGGAGAAGAGCCCAACATCAGTGATGGATTGGGACAATTCTTGTTGGTGTATAACCGCTCAGCCGCAACATCTTGAAATAGGGGAAGCGAAAAGCCGCAAGAGCCTCTGATTTCTAGTTTCTTTTCAGTCATTTCTGAACTCCGTGGTAAAAATGTGGTAAGTGCAGTAACTACTACCAGGGAATTCAAGGAACATCAACTACCACATTGAGAAATTGCACAAAGGATAAAGATGATGAGGACAGGCCATTGCAGCCATGCTGTGAGTTCATCACGCTGCTCACAGAAAATTTCTACAGGTGACATGTCAACTTGCTGTAATTGTTCTTGTTTCTTTCCGTTAGCAGAACCACTGTAATTACAATCAGTTGACTTTCCCGCTCGAGCACCACGTTTCGTGCCAGACTTTGAACTACTTAATATCTTATCTAAATCGGGATCACAGAATGTCGCATTTTCGGCAGCTACTTTTGTCCCCGAGTCATCGCAGATGAATCCGGAGATGTCGTAGCCACCGGCAACATAATTCTTATATCGTGCTTCGAGGTGCTTATCGAAATTAGAGACAGCGACATCATAGATAGTGAAGTCATCTTTATCAGAAGCTAACCTTGTCCCACGACCAGACTCTTGCTTCAATCCAATAGGGGCGGAACCACCGGCAGCCCGCACAACGGACTTCAAATTTGGCAAGTCTATCCCGGTTGCCCATACTGAGGTGGCCACAACACCAGAAATTTTGCCAGCAACGAAGTCATCGGCAATGCGCTGACGCTCGTCATCTGGCATGCCACCATGCACATGCAAAACAGTTGTTGATAACTCTGTAGATAGTGCAGTAGCTAAAGCTTCAGTGGAATCTCGCCGCTTAACGAAGCAAACAAATGGCCAAGCTATTTCATTTTCGGAGAAAGCTCCGAGTACATATGAAACTATCAACTCAGAATTATAACATGTATCTGATTTCATTATATAAACCTCCTGCCTACCTGATAGTTTGATATACGTCGCTATAATTATAACAACGTACTGTAATTACAAACAAATAGCTGTGGATAAGTCTTACAATTCTTATAATTCACCGTGTATTAATATAGGGGCATAGGAGAATTGTAAGAATCAGCCTTGTAAAACTGTACAAGAATGCAGCAAACGCCCTTGTAGATGCATGCTATTGATATGAAGCTATGAATTATAGTTATCAACAGAAGACCACTTTTCCTGTTGATAAAAATCCCGCTGAAGTTAAATCTCGAACTCCAACACGGTAGATAACGGGTCCAAGCAGACCTACAACCAAAGGGTTTTTATCATCGGTTCGATCAAGGGGCGTGCCAGACAATCCATATCGCAGACCTCCTCTGAAACATGCCATGCATTGTGCCCGAGTGCGCGCCGATATGCCATGGCATTCATCAATGATAATCCCAGCATAGTCAGCACTCTGAAAATCCCTTTGGTTCCAACCAACAGATGTGATAAGACTAGTATTAGCCTTGAGTTGTGTGGATAGCGTTCGAAATGATGTAGCAGATTGTGAGACCAGGTCCCGACCATAAACGCAATAGAGCCAGCGTCCTCCTCCTGCTGCATAAGCGAGACCCCAGGCGACCCGAGTCTTACCCGCTCCAGTTCCTAGCTCGATGATACCTCGGCCCAGCGGTGCTGTCAGGGCGGCCCTGATAGAGGCAATTTGATAGTCTCTCCAACCCTCTTGTTCCAAAGCTGTCAAGCGCAACTCTAATCCATAATCGCCAACGACATCATACCCAACAGGCCAGTCATGGTCTGGCCAGGCGACGGGCAGCAGGCCAGCCAAACATTTTATCAGCCCTGCAGATCTAATGAAGGGAGGTACGCCACGCAATTTAGTGCGGCCCGACACTTGTCTAGAGGCATTTTCTAGTGTATATTCAATGCTATCGAGACCAGCTTCTGCCCCTTTAAATTCTGCCCAGATGCTACATGCATCTAACGAAACTGAAACACGGTGGTCCATCATGGCTCCTAAAATCAGCAACGGCATCCTTCCTCCAGAAATAGAAGAAGTGCACGATTATATTGAGGAAAGGCGTAGCCAAGTGCTAAAAGCCACGCCTCAAACTTATGAAGGACTACCGCCAATCACAGGGATAAATCCTCCTGGCTACAGAATTCCAGAATCAAAAAAAGCACGGGCAGAACGAATCAAGACAGAAAAGGAAGCGCAATACATCATTCATCCACCCAAACAAGAAGATAGGCATTACGAAATTGAACAAGGATTAACTAAAGACAGTTGGCAAAAAGTATTCAATGCGTTTGCCGTAACGGGCAAGCCGACTATCATTTCACAAGCAACAGACATACCCGCCAAGGCAGTCAAACACATACTCGATCATGGCATCTTAAGATTAGGGCTACCCAGCATTAAGCAACACAGCATCGATCAAGCCCAACTTAATCTTGACATACAAGAGACAAAAGAAAAGCACAAAAAGAAACTTATGCAGAGCGATGTCACCGAGGCCATCCAAAAGCGAGCAACGCAGGAAGCTAGTTCGGCAAAGCTCATGCTCGATCAAACAATGGAAGTTGGAACCATCGTTGGTGGTTATGTCAAAGCCTTCTTCAATACGTTAAAGAAAGGTGACGCTACGCTGGCAATACCGGAACGGGTTGATTTAGATACCTTGGAAAATCTTACGAAGGTACTAGACTCATATACTAAATCAATGGAACGTGCAGTGAAGCTCGTGAATCTAACGCAGGGCAAACCAACAGAACGAGTTGAGCATCAAATCGGTGCTATGCTAGCAGTCTGCACAACAAGAGAGCTTGAAGAAGCACAAAACTCTGGCAAGTTACCTGCGAGGCTCACATCCAGATTAGGAACCGCAGAACCAATGAAAGAAGGAGACAGCAATATCATTGAAGCACATGCCGTAGAGATACAAAAAAACACAAGCAACAATGACGAAACACCAGAGTGGCTCACAAGTATAAAACCCCCAGAGGGGGAAAGCACAGAAGATGAATGATGAATGGATGAATGACGAAGAACTAGAAACAGAGATCCCTTCAGTCATAGTATCACCAGATGAAGACGAAGATTATGATGAAAATGGAAGAAAGCACAAAAGATACGTGCCGCACATCAACGTAGACTTCAACGACTACCCAGAGAGTCAAGCCATCAACAGCAGCAGCAATAGCAATAGCAACAGCGACAATGTCATCTCCCTCACAGCGAAAAGAAGAGAGCAGCACAGAAGAACGCAATCCACTATCAAGACCGGAGCAAGGCTCGAGAAAATGCTCCGTGAAGCAAGAGAGCATCCATTAGGGCTCTATCGCCTCTGCTTCAAAGATGATTTCGGTGAAGCCGTGACTCTCAAGTGGTTTCACAAAGAGTGGAGCGACATGATCTTAACTTCATCCCACGTCATGATTGAAGCTCCAAGAGGATCGACCAAAACGACCTTCATCATATGTTGTATCTTATGGATATTCGGACACAATCCAGAACTGCGCATCAAATTGATCTGCGGCAATGATGTCAATGCAGCAAAGAGATTAGATGAAATCAGGAGTCACATAAACAACGATCAACTCTACCAACTCGTGTTCCCGAATGTAAAAGAAGATCCACAAAGAACCAACAACACACTAGTCCTCAACCTCAAGCGAGCACGGCATACGAAAGATGCAACCCTCGAAGCCAAGGGGGTCCTCTCAGATGGAACTGGAGACCGAACAGATGTTCTCGTGCTTGATGATGTCTGCACCAGAAAAAATTCAGTGGATGAACCAGCGACCAGACCAAAAGTACTAGGCAAACTACGAAGCGATTGGTTAAATACGTTAGACCCAAGACAAGGAAAAGTATGGAGTATCTTCACCCCATGGCATGCAGAAGATGCCAACTCAATACTCAAAAAAGAGACCAAAGGAAGATGGGCCTACAAGCGTTATGCTCATGGCAAACCAGGCAACCCGCACTTCTCTATCTTTCCAGAGCTGTTCTCAGAAACCTATCTAAGGAAAAAGAGATTAGATATTGGTACGATAGAGTATTCGGCAGCCTATCTGTGCAAAACGGTCTCAGGTGATGTTCAGCTTGTCCGGAGCAATTGGCTCAGACCATACAATAAACAAGACCTCGCACCCACCACGCTCAAAAAAGCCACAGTTCTCATCTCTATCGACCCTACAGGTGCTAAAGGCAAACAAAGCAAGAATAAAGACCCAGATTACACGGGTGTATCAATCTTGCTAATCGATACAGCACCCCATGAAACATACCACCAGCACGGGCGACCTGAAGCACCCAACAGGATCTTCGTCGTTGACGCTTATCAATTCAGAGCTAGCACCGCACATACAGCCCAGCACACCCTAGAGCTGTACAGAAAATGGAGACCAGATGTAATATGCATAGAAGCACAAGGAGCACAATCGCTCCACGAGTGGGTCTACGAGTTGGATGCGAGTATACCCATAGAAACAGTGTCGGCCACACTAAGCAAAAGAAGCAGGCTAGAGTCCATAACTCCATGGTTACAAGATCACAGGCAAAGAGTACTGTTTCATCCCCAAGTAATCGAACTTGAACCCCAAACTTTCACAGCAAGCATCGGTGGCCCCAATCCCACAGTCATTGAATGTCGTAGAACCCTGCGACATCAAATGCTTAATTTTCCCACCACGCATGACGATGTGCTCGATTCGACAGTCCAAGGCCTGAGATTCACCAGGCAGTGGATACTACCATATGAGAATGAGGATGAGGACAACCCACCAAGAAATACGGCAGAGGTTGACATGAAGGTTCGTGTTATTTCTGCTTAACAAAATCGCTCAATCTCCTTGGAACATCAGCATGTAGAGCTGCATGACGTGCCTTAACAATCCCAGGATTAGCCAAACACACAGCACCTGCATATGTTCGCAAATCCAAGGCTGTCATACCACACCGATGGCAGTATGCACCAGGAACGTAACCAGCTTCCAAGGCCTTCAGTTGGCGACCCCGGATCAAAGGCGACATCTCACTCAAAGCTGACTCAGAGGCCGCAGACAGCACCAATTCATGACTAGGCTCAAAGCCCCAAGGTCGAGACCATATAAAAGTCTTAGGTTTTAAAAAAGTTTTGAGAAGCTTCCGTTTCATGAAGAGATCCTCCCTCCTTAGACTGCACCCCCCGGCACCTGCGTAGCGAAGCTTAGCACAGATATAGTCGAGGCTCAAGCAGTAAAATGGTTCTCGCTACTGAAAAATAGATAATGTAATAACATCACGCCTGTAGATTTCAGTACCTCAATCACATAATTCGGAACAAATGCTGGGGAACCACTTGTCCAACTAGGGATCGGCACTGCATATTCTGGCCTGATCAAATCAAGCGGCAGCAGGCGTGCATCCCGTTGCTTTTTGTCTTTTTTCCAACGCATTGAGATCTGCTGCGCAGCCAAGGATATAGCATCATGAATGGTGAATAGCGCATAAAAGCCACAAGATTCATTGAAGTCAAATTCTGCTTGGAGAGCAGCTGCCAATGCACCAAAGCCATCATGCACAGTGAATTGCGCTGTGCCCACATCCTCAAAATTATCATATGTGTGCAAGATAGTATCGCGCTTTCGTGGTGCTTCAAACAATACTTCGGTTATATACCGCATGGCTGCCGCAGTGGATGGCTGTTCTATTGTCGCTTCTTGGTACATAGACGTAATAGTAAGTACATCATCCTTGTACTTGTCGATATCCAATTCATCGTCTGCCATATGAACAATGCGTCCTGGTTCGGCATCATCATGCAGCCCTTGGAAATCGAATAAAGCCAGAGGAGTGAGACCTGCCATTCGTGGGGATTGCATGTCTCCTTCCTCTGCACGATATGCATTATACAATTCCGTATTCAATGTCTTTTCTAACTCTTCTTTTGTGTGTTCTTTCATAGAAATAAACTATACACAGAATCATACAATGCACTATATATTATTTAGCTTTAACAGAGGGCGTTTTAATGAAATCTGCTAGTGCCGCGAAGATGGTATCGGCGGTAGCAGGATCGTCTGTTTCCATTGCAGCTTTGGTAAGGGCTTGCACACCGGCCACAGACAAACGCGTCAGCGATTTTTCGGTCAAGCCATCTGGGATGGGAGAACCATCGGCTTCCCATTGTTTCAGCAGATTAGATAGCCAGACAACGAACTTGCCACGTAATTCGTAAGAGACAACGGTTTCAACGTGTGGAGCAATGTCTAGTCCTTCTTTGCGATAGGACTCAATGGTAGCTGGCGTAATTTTTGTGCGGTTTCCGTCTTTGGTTGGGTCATTCAATGAGACAGTTACTTTACCCCCTGCGCCATCTTCAAATGCAAAAGAGTTAATACCAGGCTCAGCATTGCGAGAGGCGCTACGTGCCAGTCTACGGAAGTCCTCTTTCATTGCATCTGCTTCATCCTCAAGCCAAGCTAAAGTAGCCAATTTGGCTTGCAGAGCTTTAGCCTGCATCTCATACCCTGGGATGGAGAGTATAGCAGCTCCCTTGGCTTTTCGTGGTGCAGCTGCTACTGGAGCAGGGATGTTGATGCTAGGGACATCGATAGTTCCGTCATTACCGTTATTAGATTTTTTAGCCATGATTACATTCCTTTCATTCATGTACAGACTCATTAAGTCTGCACGAAGTTTGACGGTTACGCCGATCATGTCCTGCCGAACATGAACAGGGTGTCCGCAATTGAGTTCACAATACAGCAATCCGTCCCATGACATACGCCATACTCGACCACCTTGGCCTTTATGGCAGCATTCATGGGTTGGATCATCCTTCAGATAAATTATGTCGTCATACTTATGTTGTAATAGGTCTTTCATTAAAATTGTAAATCGGTAAACATTGTTAAGAAGCGCTTCGTTGGTATCACAGTCACCGTTCCAATGCCACCTAGCTTTTTATAAATTTCAGCTACGATGTGTTCAGCCCACCAACCAACTTCAGAGCGCAATTTCAATGTCTTGGACACATCTGTATTTATGCAAGTAACTACAAATGAAATCCACTTTCGTGCAGCAGGGTCGTTGTCTTCTGCAAAGAAATCCAACTTCCAAACGACACCCTCACCCGGCTTCGGCTTGAGCCTGCGCGGCTTCCGCCCATTTTCCATATTGAGATCCTTTCAGCTGCGTTTCAGCTTGTGCGTGGGTTAATGCCGTGACAACTGAGCGATTAGCACCATTGCCCCTAATTACAAAGTAGACAAGAACTCCATTCAATAAGGCACAACATAGTGTACGTGAATGCGTCTGACGCACAAGATGTAGATGCTTGTTTGCATCTATGGCAGCAGCCAAATCCCATGCCGAAGCATTATAACGCTGTACTAATCGTGCGGCAGCATGCTCTGTGACAATACATCCTTCGCCCTTCTTCCGTCTTCCCATTTCATTTATCCTCCAATCGTGGGGCAGGTGCTTTCAATCCCGGACCCCCGTGTAATGTGATTCCAGCCCCAGCTTTTCGACCGGCAGCATGGCCATCACTATTATATGTATAGCGTCTTCGTTGCGTTTTAATAAAAGGATATGTAACTTTTAAATACGTATTAACTCTGGCATCCTCTGCACACACCATTGCTTGTGTCGACCCCTTCATAGCAGCAAACGCATCATTTTTCTGTGCCTTTAGTCGTTCTTCTATAACACAAACACATCCTAATCTAAATGAGTTCATGAATCTCTGCCGTGAGCTATGCGCAGGCCCTGAAGTCTTGGAAGCTATTTTATTAATCTCTTTAACTAAATACCTGTATAGATACCATACAGCATGCACATCTGATTCAACGCCGACAATAAGCAATTTAGCAGAACCAACCAAACATTGGCAGTGATGAACTGCACATAATGCATGACAGAGCTGTGATTTCCAAGTCATCACTCTCTTGGCACCAGCAATTATATTGAGTTCGATTACAGCTTCATTGGCATCTGCATCTAATTCAAGCATAGATATTTTATGCTCAGTCATCAACGCATGCATACGTGCAGCTGCAACCTCCGCCTCTGCTACTGAATTATTGCGAGTAACATCGGCAAGAGATTGCAGCTTCCGCAACAAGTCTACGATTTTATCCTTGGACACTATAAATTACCTCCGTAAACGATGCTGTCTATTGATATAGTCTTGATTACGACCATCTTTGTACGTACGTAAATCCCGCGGTGGTCTCGGTCGCGGCACTTCTGGAATGGCATTTAATACCACGTCTAATTTATTGCAGGGTATTCTTTTAAGCTTACAACCTTCGCTGCGTATGCCTTGTGAGATGTCTCGCATAGCCTCCTCATAATACCTGATATTTTTGGACAAGTCGTACACATCGCGCTTGCTATAAACGCCATGCCGTTTAGCATACTGACGCACCTTACGCATTTCAAACTTCACATCTTTCAAGCCAACTTTCATTCCACAATATTTTGAAGCTTCCATCACCAATGCCCATAGCAGTTCATTATTAACTCCGCTTCTGCAACGCAACAACTTACGCACTTTGGGCGTAGCTAATCTTATGGCTTCGGCATATGCAGATCGAGCTTTCAAAAACAGTGTAGTTTCAATACGACGCTGATTAGCCGCTTCAGCCTCCTTCAATGCTGCCTCACGAAAAGCTTCAGCAACCATTTTGATGTACTTGGGGCGCAAGCTACTTAAATGTGCATGTGCAATGCGTTCATTGGCCATACGATTCTTTTTCCATTGCTGAGCGATGCCTGTCATCTTGAGAAACGGCAAATTGGGGCAGCGATCTAAGGCATGCAAGACATGATAAATATCCGTAGGTCGCTTGCGAATCATAGCCGCAATGACAGTGTTATTGTACTTCACGCTTGCCGCAGATTTATGTAACATGCCGAATGATTTATTCCGCAAGAAAACATAAGTAGCAAACAGCTTGCGTTGGCACAGCACATTATCAGCTGGTACTGCAGGTAGATACTTCGACAAGTCGCCAGGCAAATTAGTAGCCCAATTATCAGGCACAGCAGGAAATTTGGATACATCCACCTTCAATATAGATGTTTCAAACGTTTGCACCGGTGCAACCTGCGCAGCACAAAGAGCAGGCGGCAGTAATGCCAGGCTAATCGCCAGGACCAGGAATGTATTTCTCATATTTACCCTCCATTTCCGTAACAACGGCATCTGCGGCTTTGACGGACCCGTGGGTCGTAAAGCCAATTATAAAATCTCGATCAGTCCATGTACACATAGGACCTCTCCGACCTCCACAATTGGTGCACTGAACATTCTTATTAAATTCGGCCGGGCAGCGCAAGACTCGCACACCCAAAGGCGTACGAGCAGAACGCCAATCTGCAGAGCCCCAATCTGAATGCATTACGGTCACAACTGGAGCAATCCCCAGTAGATATAATGCATCGGCTTTATGCAAACCTTCAGCTGAAATATTCAATGCGAACCCATGAGCAATAGCATACTTAACAGCAGCGCGATTATGGCTCGTGATAGCATTGGTAAACACCGTGACCGTATTGTCCAAGAAATGCACAGGCTTGTGTGTATATCCAAACCCAAGAAGACCTTGATTGGCGGCACACAATTCACGAATGGCAGTCTTCGAGATGAAGTGATCAAACATGATACCTTCTCCTGGTAGGTCTCCGGACACGCCGTAGCGCCACACGGTATCAGGCAGTATGCAACGAATGCGCTTCATGAGTTCATTCCATGAGTAGCCATCTCCGTCGTCGAGATCGTCTTGATGTTTGAGCAATGGCCAAGTGCGAACATAGCAACCTCGATCCATGAATGGACATGAGGCTGGACATGTACCAGAGCTGCACATAACTACGGGCATAGGCCCAGTTTTGCGGTTCCCGCTCTTCATAATCAATTTATAGATTCCACAAGACATAGTAATACCTTCTCCTTTCTCTTAGTAAAGAGTTCGTTACGAGACAGTGCAGTTAATAAAGTTTACTTAATCAGATATTTTATAATCTAGGGCTTGGCGATGTTCGACAGAGTCGATGCAATCTGCTGCACGGTTCTGCTGTCGAACCAAATCATACCAGTAGTCATCGTCTTCTAGTATCGCCCTAATTTCGTGCGCCTCAGCCTCAATTGGCACTTCAACTTCAATTGAGGCGGTATAATTAGTAGATTCTGTCCATGCAATTTGAACGTTCACTTTTTTCATTCCGGGTTCTATTGTTGCTCCTCCTCTTCGTAGATCACAGATGAATCGAGATCTACAGAAATATCATTCCAGTTGTCTAGCGTTAATGAATACTCCTCAGATGATTTCTCATAGTCAACAAACAAGTATATATAGCGCTCACCTTTGGCAATGTCATCTTCCACATGGTCTAAACCTGAGGAGTGTCGGTCTGCTACATACCGCGCCAAGCCAATCCTGCGAGCACTTTTCAATTCGGCTTCCAATTCATCCAAGGCATCACTACGCCGTTCTTCCCAGCAAGAACAGCCACCTTCGGAGGCATGTACACGAGAGCCACATCCTTCGCACTTAGAATAGTAGCTACCCCAATCATCTGGCAATCCTGGATCTCCTCTCATAATATATCTACTCCTTTTCAACATTGACGGCATAATGCCAGCCAATCTCTATTAGTGTTGGATCGTACCATGTTTGCATGGCACACTCATGGGCATCTTCCTCAGTCTCCACTGTGAATGTCCCTCCATGACTTGTAGAAGCGGTACCATCTGGCATTAGCCAGCTAAACTCCACCTTATATCTCTCCATTATCAACCTGACTCCTTTTGCATATGTGGTGTCATGTCCAAGATGACATGAATGATTGTTTTTACTTCTGCTGATTTCAGTCGATACAAAGTCAACAGGCGGCGCTGCGCGCCTGCACCGCTTGTTGTAGATTCCACATAAAAACCAGACATCGGCTCCACATCCACAACAGAGACGGCAGACAAATGGTCCAATTCCGCAGCACACACAAGGCATCTGTCAACGTGACAAGCATTGGCATCCTCAAACCAAGATGACCCACACTCCGTACATGACCATAAGGTCCACTGCAAGGTTTTCATTTGGGACCTCCTACACGATTCCAACGAGCGGGCATGTGGTCACCGCGAGTGATCCATGTATCAACATCCAAGACCTGCCGGGCTAAATCAAGAGCTAAGATGTAAAACTGTTCTTGCTCAGCCTGACCCCCAGGCAAAGATTCATTGGCCAATATCTCTTTAGCTCTTTCTAGTAAAGCAGATACCGCTTCATCAATATACATCACTATTCTCCTTTGCTTGCGTTTTGCCTCTTCTCTCCTTTTATATGCAGGCTTATACCTTTTCACTCTTTATCTCCCATAAAATTCTTAGATGCCACAAGCGACGCTGCACAGACGCACAGTTTGGTTGGAGTCTCTTGTAGCATCCGGGAATTCTACTCAAGCGTCAGTAATACAGTCATCGAAGTACTTATCAATTGATTCGGTGCAACCATTTTCTTCAAGCCAAGATAGGGCATCCTCGGCACTCATTGGGCGAATGCCATCCCCTTCACAGTATCCGCCACCGTGTGCCTCGCTGTATTTAGATGCAGCTCCACCCCAATAGTAGAGGAAGAAAGCACCCTTCTTAGTTCGATATAAACGTTCGGACACAGCATGGAAATCTGAGCATCCCCTTCCATTTGTGTAGTGTCCTAATTCTTCGGCAGTATCAGTGTTATACCGCTTTTTATTAATTACTCTGATCATTGTATTGTCCTCCTGCCAAAAAAGGGCGATAGAGAAGTTAAACGTCACGTCGCTAAATCAAACTAAACGTCACGTCACGTCATTAAACGTCACGTCGTACTGAACTCTAATCCAAATTGTTATAGGCTATGTTCTCGACGGTATTTCCAGGCAGTGAAATGCCTGCATAGATATGGGCATAAGTCTGTTCTAAATGCTCAATGCTCATAGCATCCGCGGCTTGGATGACTGCATTTTCATCAAAGGACAGCTCTTCAATTGGCGTGTCCTCGATGCAAAAACAGAGACGTGCAACATCAGTTGGCTTAGCCCGATACCACAGCAACTCCACAGTGTCGGGCAAATCAACTTCTCCAACTAGTCCAGATGAGGCTAGCAGCTTTTCAGTGCAGTATTCGCACAAGGACCACCCTTTATCAGCGACGTTGGGATCATAGGCCTCAAGTACAGTGCAACCGGCGTCCGAACAGACCTGACACATCCCTTCACGGGCACACTCGTCGCACATGACGTCGGTGTAGTGAATGCAGATGCCCCCACCCCCATGGTATCCAGTGGGTTCAGGTTGACCTTCCCCATCTCCACTAAATTCAATCGCGGCTGAGCACTGTGAGCATTCCCAAGTCAAATACAGCCCATATTCAGACGATGCAACCTCAAGGGCTTTCATCCAGTATCGCTCGCCCGCAAACGACGCATTGTTTATTGGTTCATCAAACGAACCAACTTCCCAACTATCAATACGCCCTGACGAGTGAGAACCCATTTCACTCCCGTAGCGAGTGCCATCTAAAGCAAAGGGCCAGGACTCACGGTCGGCCAATGACGATGCATCCTCATCCAGAACAACCTCAAGCAGGTCCGAGAGAGAATGAATAGCATCTAAGCCAATTCCCTGCCCCGAAGCATAAAGTGGCCACACACACAACTCAGGTTGCTTCATCGCTGGATATTGCTGAGCGATATCAGCCATCTCACAACGCATGATATTTATGGAATCATCCAATTCCATCCATTTATCGAACAGAGTGCAGAGAGATTCTCGCATCTCATCTGTGAACGGCCTGTTCCAAGAATAGCTGTTTGCATTGATAAAGTCTGACCAGGCGTGTTTGACCGCGCCCAATGCATATTGATGTCTCATCCGCAGGTCTTCATACTTCTTCGAGAATGTCTCCCGAATAGGGTCATATCGAGACGGGATGTCTGACATCAGCGTCGATTGCAAATCGCACCCAATTGGTGTCACCAACCAGATGTTGGGTTCATAAAAGCAACCAGAGTACGGTGAATGGACCGTACCGGTTAGATAAAACGGCTTTCCACGCTCCCACGCGGCTTTGATCTCTTCCAAAATCTCACTCCTTTCTGAAGTCGGCTACGACTCCTGCAAATTTGTCTTCTATCATTACCATTTCGTTCCTCCTCAGGAATATATAGAATTGCATTGACTCAGTCTATTCTACATATTCCCGAACAGGATGAAGATGAAGGGTTGGAACTAAGGGTTGGAACTAGGGGTTGGAACTAAACTAAGTTGGAACTAAACTAAGGGCTGGATTGTAACTTAGGGAATAATCTGCTATAACCCATAGTTGGGAGACGCTCAATCTACTGCAGGGGGTTGAGTGTATAAAATGTATGGCAAGACACAAAGAATTCCGATTGCCATTTGTTATGTGTTTCGGGCATACACCATGCCCTGATTTTAGCGCGCTGTTAGGAGGTTAGCTGCTTGAGCTGTCAGATTTCACACGAGTGCAGACTCAGGCTTAATTCGAGGGCTCACTCTTATGCAGAAATAGCGGAATTCAAGGGTGGAATCAGGAGCTTGAAATCAACATCAGGCAATGATCTGAGCTACAAACCCGGGCAACCATGCCGTCAAAGGCGGCTGAGCGTGTGAACTGGTTTGTAGCGTACCTCTGTAGGATTCCCTTGTGTGAGGAGGTAATGCCTCATACACATGCATCTCCCTCTTTTCCTTCTATGACATTCATAACGGTGGGCTCTGTCGGCTTACACGACACCTCGGGTTGTCACTGATAGCTGTTCCCCACTGCAAATGGGTGCTGCTTTTAACGTGTGGCTAAAGCTTGCAGATCTCTAGCCTCCCCGTGTTCTCTTATAGTTACCACTATCGGCCCGTATTTTTTCGATAGCTCTAGCACCTGCATGTGGGTCTTTGCAACCTCTTTTCCTTCTATGCTCCGATTGGGATCATATATTCTAGTCTGAGAAATTCATGGACGGCTTCGTATAGGTCGGAGCCCTCATACATGGAGATTCCCGTACGTCCCAAAACTACCCAGGTTGGACTGGATTGGGTGGCTGTATGGTAGGTCCCAATTGAGTAAACCTGGCCCAACATCAGACCACGGCTTAGAACTGCTGCGCAGGTCTCGAATAGATCTTCAAATCTAATATGGAACTCCATGAGTGCGTTCCTTCTGGCCTAGTACCAAGTATTCAACTCTGTGAGATGCCCTTGGTAGCATTCACACAGTTCAATGTGACTGGTGCCAGTCCTGAGCCAAATTTCAAACCGGCTATCATGCACGGCTTGGATGTTCATGAATACCCAAGTCTTTATGCCTAAATACCCTGCTAACCAACAATAACGGGCATGACCCACCAACTCCCCACTATCAGGGTTGAAAATGCTGCGGTATGCCATGGTTGGCTCTGTGCTATCCGGCACTATAGGCCCAAAGCGCAGATAGTGCGAAGTAATCTGTTTGACCAATAGCATCTATGAACTGGCAGGAGTCAGACGCTAGATGTTTAGCTATTCGATGATAGCTCATTGCGTGCTTACGATTCTTACGATTCATGCGAATCTCTCCATGGTCTAGGTGTTTAGAAAAATGACCGTTCAGTCATAATTCGGCTATACTTAGGATTGAGTGCTTTTAGTTGAGTTTGTATCACAAACCCTTTACATACCAATGCCTAAGTATTGAGAATCTTTCATGATTCCTATAAAGTTTACATAATCCAGTTAGTCGGCACTCACTTATTATCAGTGAGAAATCTGTGCCAACATCTGAGTTTCAGACCCTGTTTATGTCAGATATAACCCCAGAAAACCCGGAAAACCGCGGTGGAAGTGGGCGTGTTTTCCCTCCTTATATCCCGATATTGGCGTATTTCACCACGAAATATTTTTGCGGCTTTCCACCCAAAAATTGGTGGCCGGCTTAAGTTGCGGCTTAGTGGTAGCGCCGCCGCGCCCGCGCACGTGCCCGCGTTTCGTCTGCAACCCCCCGTACGTACTAGGGAATTTTCACTGTGTATCTTTGACTACAAATACACACTACCCTACATGTAACCCCTGGAAAGTTGCTTAGAGACTGGATATGAGGATATCAGAAATTGATATCTCAATATAGAGCTATAATCCAAAATGAGGTATCTCAAACACTCTCAAATCAACTTTTATTGAATCAGGGTCAAATCATGCATTGATTCAATAAAAGTTGCTTAGAGACTGGATATGAGGATATCAGAATATTAAATAGAAAACAGGGATGTAAGTACTAGACCTACATCCCTGTTAGATTTGGTGAGTCTGAAAGTTACTTATTGCCACGCCGTCGTCGACGGTGCCGACGTGACCTCACGGTCCTACTACCGACGAGAGATCTAAGCTGGTCCCAGTGTGGTGAATTGTCGAATACCAAGTCAGACGTACGAATCTCACGTCCAACCCCGGACACTGACATACACACAGAGCGAATGTCCTCCTCGGTAGCACATCGTGATACACTGCATGTCCCACGTTCCACCCTCGACATACGTCGGATAACGGGTGCCAAGGTGCGCTTATCACCCTCGCGTAGGTTAGCTCGGTACGACGCCACCCCCTCGCGTACACCGTGGGACATGTAGTCACATTGTGCTACAAGGTCTCGAGTATAGGGTGACGTGGTCACGTCCACCCCTTCGTCGGAGAGTGTGTGTAAAACGGTGCGGATGTAGGACACGGAAGCGCGATCTGCGACCCTACGTAGTAGGATCATTAGCTCCACATGCCTACCCGCACCTACCTCCCCGTCCGCACGCTGAATCTCACGTGCCAGCCATAGGGGAGATAGTGCAGGTATCATCGTAGACATTAGCTCAAATCCTCCGCTACAATGACGTCATCTGTGGTGGGAGGTGCGATATCAGCAGTCTCGGTTTCGACATCATCCTTAGCAGGTGTGGGAGCTTGGATAGCCGCCTTAGCGTTTTGAACTTTGCTACGGTCAGTCTCAGACAGACCTAACAGAGCATCGGACTTTGCTACGAGCGCAGCCACGTACTGATCAGCTTTCGCCCGCAACACCCTCGAGTCCATACTCTCCTCTATCTTGCTCACAGCAGCTGTAATGCGAACCTCTCGTGCGTGCGTGCACGTGAGCTCGAGTGCCTTTGCCACCAGTTTTTCATTATGCTTAGTACGCTGTTGAGGTGTAGCACTTGCAGCCAATTCGTTGATAATATCTGACATGTCGTCTCCTGTCCCACCGAGGTGGGATTTGATTGTTATCGCACACCGTGTGCGGTTGTAAGCTCGACCTTGTTGGGGTGCAAGCCTACAACCCCATGCGGGGTACTACGTTAGCTTACAGTGAACTCTCGTGAGTCCAAAGTAGGACACTCGAGCATGAGCTGTGATAGGAAGGTACAACAGTCACCGAATGTGCCTCGGTATACTACACTGTCCCCATGTTTTAATTCCATTGTATGCACGGGTCGTGCAAAGTGTGTAGGGTTCAGTGCAAAGCCAGCGTGGTCTACAGAAATAACTACATGTGCTACTCGTCGGTTAACTGTGGTCATGATAAGACTCCTTTGTGAGGACTACAATCGACTACAGTGTAGGAGAGTCCCCGGTTTTTTGTTTTTTCCCTTTTCAAAGAAAGAATAATGCAAAGTTGATACCACAATATTGAGGTATGAATTGATATAGTAATATCAAGTGGTTACATTTCAATACATGTCAGGTCACTATGACAATTATCTCATGTAAGAAATGTAGTTGATATGATTATATAGTGATATCAAGATATTAAGTAGTGTCCAAAAATAGGTCAGCATTGACAGAAATGTCATAGTGTGATATTTTGGTATCAAACCATGCAAGCAAGGATCATGCCATGACACATTGTGTCATTTAGGGATCCAATGATTTCAATAGGATAGGATCCTTGGATCCATTGGATCCGACTCAATAAAGATCAATGATATCATATAGTTAGAAGGGGGTGGTTACATTCCCTACCTGTGGGGAGATGTGTTCTTACCGAGGTACACCCCCTCAGAAAAATAGTAATTTTCTGTAAGTTTTTCTCAAAAAATAGTAAATTTCTATAGAAAAAGATGTATACAATGATATCACAGTATCAATATGTAAACAGCTTAAATTATTCAGAAATAGTTTTCAGGCCAGATTCAGCCTTACAGACAGTTTGCTCCAAATCGAGCAAGGAGGAGAGCACCGGCACAAATGAAGATAAGTCAGCAGCCCCCAACTTCTTTCCTTCTAAGTCCTCAACCACCCCCAACAAAGCCTGAATCAAGCAATGCCGGGGAGTTCCACACAACAGAGCTTCAGCACATAGGCTCTGCACCAAGTCCTCTAGACGGTCGGCAGAGTGCCCCCAGTGCCCGGCAGCAATTCCCCGCAAATCAGCCCGAATATACGGAGCATTCGGTAAGACCGAAGCCGAAGCCTCCGCCCGATTTAAGATCACCTCGTTAGGTCCTAATTCTGCCTCATTCATACTCATACTCATAGATGTAGATTCAAGCATATTTGGCATAGTGAGGGCTGGTCCTTAGCAAAAAAGAAAAAAAAGAAAAAAGGAAGCCCTAATCGTAGCACAACACACCCGACAAGACCAAGCAGAGAGTTCTTAATCAAATCCAGCAACTATGAAACTATGAACCAAGGAGCATCTTAAGAGCATCCTTGCACCCGCGACTCTGCTGAGCCTCCTTCAAATCCCATGCTCGAGCATTCCAACGGGCGCAAGCCTCAGACCATGTGGGAGCCACAGAACCACGCCCACAATCGCAGGGGATCCAATACGTCAGCCCTTCAGTAATATTGTGTTGCACGCATGATTGAACGGTCTTACACAAAATGCAGGTCATCACCACCCCCTTACCACCCGACATGATCTTATCCCAAGCCTCCAGCATCTCCTTCCACAAAGCATAGGCCTCATTGCGAGTATAGGCTGAAACCCCAGGCCCACATTTGCAGCCCACTTTATAGAGCTGCCCTCCATTGCGTTCAGAGGTCATCAAACAATAAGCCCCCTCACACCTAGGACACAATTCTAAATCAAGCATCAAATCCAGCAATTATCAACTCCGATCATCAACCTCGATCAAACGTAGGGTCTGTAATATGCCAATACTTCGATACCAATGGTACCCAAGTATGACGCAACTGATTGGTATGCACCACCTGCAAATAACCCTTCTCCACCAAAGAGGCCATGTGACGTGAAGCAGCAGCACGAGACACGCCAAAATGAGCAGCCACCCCTGCACAATCTGGACCCGAATAGCACCGAATCCTGTGCAGGATCCAATCCAAATACCGAGCTTCAGTATCTGTCAGAGGTTCCATTTTCCTGTTTAGACATCTGAATACTCCCTTTGTTTACGGTAGTTCCTCTCGTTCTTCAGTACATACTCCTCGGTCCTGGTTGCAAACACATCTGCTACATACCAACCATATTGCCATGAGCCATCGATTTTCATCTTAAGCTGCTTGCCCTTCTTGGCAAACTGCTGAGGGATCCAAGCAGTAGAGATGGTAGTAGAAACTGTACCATCCTCCATCTTTCTAGGCCTTCTCAGGCTGCACTGGGTGTACATCGTTGACATCACTCTCTTCCTTGATTCAAAAGGGCGTCTGCAGAGCCTGGCTGCCCAATTATCTGCATTTGTAACCATTCCCAAGTATCTGGGTAGCAGGCTATATACACCCCCGGTCCCCAGCGACGTGAGCGTAGCAATAAGTTAGGGGAATGTCAACCCCCTTATAGGTCTTTAAATTCACCTGCAATCAACTCATCTGGGTATCGCGTAAAGAGTGTCTCCTTCAGTACATCAATAGCCGCAACTAAGCGTGATTCCTCTGCTTCCAACTTACGCAGTTGCTCTGATACTGAGATAATGCAGGCTGTTTGGCTCTTAATCAAGGTCACCAATTGAGCCTTGTCATAATGCTCTAACGGCATAATTTTGGCCATGTGGAATCTCCCATGTTGTTTTCTGTTTTCTTTTAATCATCAATGCGATATAAAGGCAACCTAAGCACCAAGTCGAAAATTAATGGGTCGCTGAAGAATTCTTGAGCCCTTGCAAGTGGCGCAGGGATTTCAAAGCAAAGATAAAGCCTAGGGTCATGACCTCCCTAGGCTTTATTTTTCTTTGCAGCTATCTATCTTGTTGCCTATAGCATCCAATCTTTTTATTACCATACTTTTGAATTCATGAAATTCTTGGATAAACATAGACAACTTAATATCAGTATTGACTGCTCTATCTAAATCGCCTGTATCTACAGATCTGCGAGGCTGCGCTGCCAACCAACGCTCTCGCTCCTGTCTTACTTCATGCTCACTTATTGCCATGTTCTACTCCTCCACCATCTTTGCTACCTCCATAATTAGTTTGAAAAGTATTCTTCATTCACTTTTCCATGCAGGTTCATAGGTAGCCTCAAAGATGTCGTCCTTACAAGGATAGAACTCGCCTTTAACTCCAGTGATTATCCAATCTCCTGGGCAGACTATCATGAGGCCTTCTAGCGTTTCTACAGACCCATGCTCCAGATATGGTTTTTTGCAACCAGGGCAATTATCTACACCAACATACTTAAGGTCTGGGTCATGGAAGCGTCCTACAACTTCACCCTCACTGAGGCAGTATTCATAATTGAGGGGGTTCATTATTGTTACGCTATGGTCTTTTGGATGATCTCCATTTTTAAACCATTGCACAGCATCGATGACTACTGGTTTTTTTCTATACTTTGCCATTTTATTTCCGTCCCCTCTTTATCTCGATGATATTATGGCAATCTGAACAAGAATAAAGCCCAAGCCAAACATCAATACAGATATGAGTAACAGGTGCAACCACCTAGGTTTAACATGGAATAATTTTTTGTCAGATTTAAATCTGCGCATCTTTTCCCTTCTCTGTAATTTATGCGTCCGTATCTTCTACGTCATGTATCTTTCCGGCAACACAGGTTATACTAGGCGGTACTGGATGGCTGTTCACGGATGTATGAGCCTCTTCCAACAGTATAATGCGCTGATTAAATGCAAACAGCTGTGCATCCATCTTTTCAAGAAGCAGCTCTAATCTAGTCGCAATGCCCTGAGTGACATCATCGCCTATGTCCCAATTCTGCTTCATGACTTTCTCACCTATTTGATCCCAATATTTTCTAAAACTATCTGGCATTTCCTCAATTTCGGGTTGACACTCATCGTCAGATGATGCATCGTCACTGGACGCCGGGGTGCGTCCTTTTTCCGTTCTAAGTTGTGCCTCTAATTCATGGACGCGATCATTAATTCTTTTCAGATGTTTAGCGTTGCTTTCAAACGTCCGATTCAACCCGGCTATGGCATCCTCTGTTATCGAAGCCTTTAACTTTTGTTCTAAGGTAGTAATGCGTTCGGACAGATTCTGGCTACCGCTCCTAAGTGCTGCTCTTTCATCATTAGCTGTGTCAAGCATGTTAGCGTGAAGTTCACAAGCCGTCTCTGTGCGCTCGACACGACCTGTGATTAAACTCATCACAGCATAAACGGCAGCAGCTACCATCCTTTCGATGTACTCATGCTCCTTCAACACATACGTTTTCCACTTAGTATCATTGTCCTCCTTTATTGAAACTGCTTCATTTTCAATATGTTTAACGCAGGTCTGTATGATATCATCTTTGAAATCATTATTGAGAATTTTCATTTCTACTTCATTTAAACGGAACTCGAAATCCTTATCCTTGTTTCCATTGCGGCCATTTATGCTATCATGTATCGGCTCTTCCAATTTATCTACACGCTTAGTTAAATGACCGAGCGAATTTGAGTACTCAGCTTCAAGCTTTGCTTCAATGTATCGCTTTACTTCTGTGATAAGGATCTCTTCTCTTGTTTGATGCGCTGCCTCTAATTTTTCTATTCTGCCTATGATTTCAAAGTTTCAATATCCCTGTAACTCCTGCCTATGCTCATCAAGCTGGGCCTGCAATTTATCAATCTGTACCGATTGTGCGTCCGCTACGGCTGTAAATTCTTGTCGTAAAGAGACACCATACTGTAAAGCTTTAGATTCTAAATCCCTAATACTAGCAGTTGCTGCAGTTTCTACTTCAGCTAACTTCGTGTCAATATGAGCCCTCTCTCCATGTTGTAGATTGTCATACTTTTGGTGCAGCGCAATGCTCTCCTTTTCATATTCTGCTCGTAACAGCTTTAGGTTCTGAATGATTTCATTGTCAGCTCTTGGCGCGTCTGCTTGCAACTTCCGTATATTATCTTCGAGCTTTAGTAGAAATTGGCTCTGCTCCTCGAATACATTGTTGTTGTGTTTTATGCTGGTATGGATTGCGATTAATTGCATCTCTATATTCTCTACGCGCTTATCCACATCAGTAGCTGGGGTGTTCGTGCTCTCAGCACCTCTTTGGCCCTGTATGATTGTATCGAGCATGTGTTGTTGCTTTTGATTTTGTGCTATAATCGTCTGCAGTAAATCTTTTTGTTTCCTCGCAATTCCATTGCGTTGAGATTCTTCATTAGCCTGTTGTGCTGCGTTCATCATATATCCTCTCATTCTCTTTGTTTTGTGTTGTATGTACGTTGGATGTATTGCCACACCCCTTGGACCAAATATGCTCTTGGTACACTATATGTTCTGTGCATAGAGAACAAATTGGACCCCTAATCCGTGGCTCTTCTTCCATTCTATCTATGTTTACTGTGTAACTATTTGCTAGTTCTACTTCACGCTTGCATATGCGACAGACAATATACGAAGGGACGTCAGATGCATCCATCGTTATTTGATTCTCGCCTGCCTTTTTGAGCAGTCTACGCATTTGTCTTTCTAGTGTGCTTGTGCGTCCGCCAATGGTCATGACTTTATTGACGCCTATTTCCATATTGTCCAGTCTCTCTTTAACTGTGTTTTATATACTCATTGATTCTATATAAGGTGGGGTCTAAAAGGGTGCCGAGAAATTCTGTAATATCCATTGATATTGCCTTTAATTCTTTATCATTCATCTTGCCTTTTTCTCCTTTTTCGTTGCTCAATATCCTGTTCCAACTGCTTGATATCTATATCCACTTGGGTATCACCCTGTCCACAGATATCGTGCCAACACGATGCGCATAAATGCTGTCCGTCCGTCCGGACAGTTCTATCATTCTTAATGTCTATTTGTGCCCCACATATGGAGCATATTTGACGAACCAACCAAACTCTATCTGGCCTAGACAGTAATAAAATTAGGCCTCTAACGAAATCCCTATCTGCTGTAATACTCGAGGATGAGGATGAACATGAACTGCTTTGAGTGGAACTGCCTTCGTCTTGATTCACGGAGATATCATACTCATCGGATGATGACAAGCGTCCTATTTGCTCGGCGCGCAGACGTAGCGTCTTGGGTGTCGGTGATTTAACATGGATGACACCCGATACGGAAGAGGATATTGGGTTGCGGCGCCTATTCCTATCTTTCCTTTTGGACTCACGTTTACTCAACGATTATCCCGGCATCTATCAGCGCGCTCTTGCGCACTGTCAGGTCTATTAGGCGTCCGATAAGATCACACGTGACACCAAAGTCCCCCAATTGTCTTTCGGCTGCCAACATCGTTCTAGCTTGCTCCTCGTTCATCTCAACACCAGCTTCCTCACAGCGCTCAATAGCAGCCTCAACTTCAGACTCAACGACCCGAAGGTCTGCTCTGTCCATGACGGTACTCTCCGGTACTTTTCTCGAAATCTTGCGTAACAGCATCTTATTAGTACCTCCGAAATAATGTAACTTGCCTGAATTATGTCTCTCTTTTATAGCATATCTGCAACTTTATACCAGTATACCTGTATACAATCATATCTATATATACAGTGTATGCTGATGTGCGCAACACCTAAATGAGGATTAATACTAAATTTATTGAGCTGTGTAGCGTTGAAGCAGCCTATCAGGCGCTGCGCAACCAAGAGAATGATTTGTATGATCGCATAGATATACCCCTCCCCCACCCGGGTTTTCTTGAGTGAGATTCAGAAGGTCGGTAGTAAGCCTTTTGTCTGCAGTTCGCGGCCCGCAGCCTGAAAACACTTCAAACAGATTGTGGCTCCGCTACCAGAGACAACGGCAGTACTTAAGGTATCCTGCTTACAGAAAGAACACAACCCTTTTTCTGCCTCGGTAAGCAGATGGATAAGAGCCCGGCGACCTTCCACTATCAGCACTTGCTTCTCTTCTTCTGTTAGTTTAGTCATCTGAGATCTCTCCTCTTTGAATGCGCTTTATTATCATAAGATTGACCACATTATTATACATCTTTTCGCACTCCGCTTCTCCGCAAAACGGCAGACGTATTTTCTCGTCAATGATTATGGTCGTCTCATGACGGCCGCCACAAATACATGTCAGCTGCTCATGTTTGCATTTGCAACCGGGTACGCTACAGGTCATCATCTGCCTCACTTAGTAAGGAAGGATTGAACACTCTCTCATGTAATTTTGGAGTTAAATATTGCAGCGTCACGGAGATCATCTTCCGGGCCTCAATTCGAGCTTTCTCCTTATCCTCCTCAGATAGCTCTGCATATGGTGTATGCATCAAGTTGCGCCAACGCCGTGTCCATTCTGCGGGAATTAATTCTATTCCCTCTGCCATTACCCAGACCCGGATCGTTTTCGCAAAAACATGCTCCATCCAACTTGCCCGCATGCTGTGAGATAACTCTGCAAGTGCTTCAACAATAGGTTCTGCATAACAATACTTCTCTTTATTAAAAAACTTTTCAAATAGCTCTCTATTAATCTTCATCTTACTTCCCTCCTGACAGATTCTGAGCGATTTTCCACATCACTAGAAACACGTTTCCATCTATGTGGAATGTAGAGCGCAGATGCCACCCGCGTTCTCGTTGCTCCTCGATAACATCAGTCACACGCAATGCAATTTCAGTCGGTGTAATCTCCCTGACTAAGACAGGGAACGTATTGTAGACAGCTTCTTCTTGCTTCATCTAAGTATTACTCTTCCATGCTAGTGGTCGCCAACACCGATTGCAAATTGGAAACGTGTAGCCATCATATTGATCTTCATCTATTTCGACTTCGTAAAAGCAGCCTACGCAATATAAAGTGACTTTAGGCTTTTGCACCGGTGGCGCTATGGCCAAAGGGCAACCGCAAGAAGAACACCAAGTGCATGAAGCGGAATCAGAGCAAACGGTTTTTTGCCCACATCTGTGACAGGTGACTGCTTGCATCGCTCATTGATCACTCAGTATAAAGCTTCCGTTCCCCTGCCGCAGCATAGGCTTCTCGAGCCGCCTGAGATACCAGCAGCCTAGAGCCATCGCTCTGCTCAAGGATGCAGACATCCGGGACGAATGTCAGAGCTTCTGCGACGTTATCTCCTTGCTGCGTGGTGACTTGTATAACGCAGCCGATGTCTTTAATCTCCATCGCTTTAGTAGACTTCATCCATCTTTGCGACTTACTGGAGGCCTTGCAGATAAGCTTGAACAAGTCTCCATCACCAAAGACTTTCAGATCTGTTATATTAGCCTTCGCCCCTTTTATATCCGTGATATCCATATCCTTCTCCACATTTATCGTCATGCTTTCTCCTTTGCCAGCCCTTGTTCTAGTTCTTTTTCCATAGCGAGCAGTTCCTCTAAGGGCGTTTGTGCCAGGAATGCAGCCAATCCTAAACGAAACTGTGGTGGGAATACCAGGCCTGAATCTGTGAAATCAGATGCCATTTGGTACAGAGCCTTATTATCTTTTATCACCTTAAGCGCATCTCTGTCTGTCATGGCATCTAATGCAGCTTCATCTGTTTGCAATGCTTGCATGCGCGCTGACCCGGCATCAAATTCCATAAGTTTCTTTGCAAGCGTTGCGGTCTCATCATAGCAGCAAGCTATTTCCTCTTTGGAGAGGAGCCCTTTTTTGATTAAGAGATCGACGAACTGAGCATTAAAGGCCATAGATGCCACTTGAATTGCGGACAAAACATCCTTAAAACCACCAGCTATACCCCTAGCTAAATCACCGGATTTATATCCCATTTGTCGCTCCATATTTAAGTAGGTAAGAGAAACTATTAATGGTATAGATGCACCCCCGGGCCGCTGACGCTTAGCGTCGCACAGTTTGTTCGAGAATGCAACCCCTAATTTGAATTATCTTCTGCCAGATTTGGCCTGCTCTTGGGCTATACCTTCCATTTTTTCCAGAGCTTGCTTTCCCGACTGGGTCTCCAGAGCTGCCTTGGCGATTTCATTATTCTGTTTGAAGATTTCAGATAGAGCCTGCTCTGAATTCACCAGTCTTTCTTGTAGCTCGGCTACTTCTCTTCCCAATCTTATGATGTCCGCATCTGCAATCTTGATTTGAGCTTCATGACTTGTCTCAAGCTGCTTCATCTTGAATTCATATTCGCGTTTAACACTCGCTATCTGCTTGGCAAGTTTGGCTTCTAAGTCTTGTTTGTATGCTTCTGCTTTGACTTGGATTTCATTTATCTCTGCTTCTTTGCGGCTGATGTCTCGTAGGCGGTCTTGATAGGCTAAGTCCCTTTCTCGGTCTTGGTCTTCATACTCTGTTTTTCTGCTGCGCTCCTCTGATTTCTCCTTGTATTCTAAATCCTCCTCCGCTTTTTCTTCTATTCTAGCCATTGCATCGATAGCTTCTTTATGCTCTTCTTTGATGCGTTCCAGCTCTTTATTGAGTTTGTACTTATTGTCTTTGAACGTCTCCTCTAAATCTTTTATGCTTAGTGCTAACTTCTCTTTGCCTATAAGTTCTGTCAGTTCAATTTCTTTGTCACCAATAAGGTTCAGCAATGCGTCCAATTCTGCCTTTTTGGTTATGAAGGCTTCTGTTAAATCTGAGATGGTCAGTCGAGCTGCGTTTTGCAGTTTTAAAAATTCTTCTGTTAATTGATCTGCAGACTTTGCTGCTACTACTTCGATTTGAGCTGCTTTTTTGACTGGTCTTTTGCTGGGCATTCTAATATATTCCTTTCTTTCGCTGTCGCTTTCAGTGCATCATAGGCACTTAAGGCTAGGTTTTTAATTACTACATTCAATGTATCGAGGACGTGCGCACGATCCCATAAAGGGAATCCGCTCCATACATGAAGTAATGAATTTATCTTATATGAATAGTTTGCTTTTTGTATCACCCGGCTTGGTTTTAATTGGGATAGAATGAGTTCGCGCCATAGAGCTAGTAGGTCTTCGTCAGGTAGTTCTGCTATGCACGCATCGGTGAATGCAACAACCATACGCTCATTGATTGCCATCTATTGCACCCTCTGCCCTTAACTTCTCATTTATTTCTTGGGAAGCCTGCTTTGCTGTTTTGATGTGATCTAACCGTTTCAGTTGTATTTTAAATCCAACCCAGTCACATTCAATGCATTGTACTGTATAACCGCCAAGTGACTTCATTCCTTGTGTGCAGCTTGCAGTCTCTAATTCTTGAGATTCGCATTTGGGGCAGCATGCTTGCGTGCTATGAACTCTGGCCAATTGCTTTACTCCGTTGCTGTTGTTTCCGCTTGCTTCATCGCGATGGCATCTTCCTTTATTATTTCATCTGCCATCTTGGATGTCGCGATTTTAACTTCTTCTTGTTTGGATGTTGGTTTTGCCGCATGCATCTGTTCAATCTTCCGCTTCGCTGCAGCTAATTCATCTTCTTGTTTTACCTTCTTTGCTAATCCCTGCGCCCGTCGTATGAGGGCCAGCATCTCTTGATAATGATCTAAAGGTACAATCGCAAAGCGGTCCAGCTTTATTAGCATCTGTCCGCTTGCTAATACCTGTTTTGGTTCTGGGCCTCGGAGATTGACTAAGCTGTTGGTTGTTTGAAAGATGGCATTACTGAACGCATCGGGTATGTCATCCTTTATTTCAATGCGTTCTTTCTGCGTTGCTAAACTTGCTGCTTGCTTTTTTCTTTTAGCTCGATTGCTTTTGCTCATTGCTTGCCTTTCGTTTCTCTGCTGTATCTACTGCGAAATGAGCTGCCTGTAAAAACATAGGTGCGCCATATGTAATAGGCAATGACCATCCATATTTTCCAGAGCAGACTGTTCCTGCAAATGCGATTGCTCTATTATGAATATAGTCTGTAGTGTATGTACCCAATTGTAGACCTATTGTCCAAGCATACATGCATGCATCTGATTCGAACCAGCATCGTAGATAAGCAAAGCCCAAAGGTAAAGGGGTTAATAGATATAAAATGGCATAAATTGGCAGTCCAACCCATGGATGAATACCAAAGCTGCACCAGCGTGCCTGTTGTGTGTGTCGTCCTTCATGTAGGATACTACGCAGTACGCCGGCTATCGATTTGCTTTTTGGATAGAAGTGCAAAGGCCCTATTGTTGTTGAGAATTTCTCCATAAATGTTTTGCGTGGCATTGAACCAAAAGTGCATATGACTAAAAGCCATGCAAGCAATTTGCAAAACCAATTGTCTTTTGTGTAGAGCTTTATGCTGGGGTCTATAGCACGTGCTAAATTTGTTAAGCGCCGTTTGTCATATATCCAGCTTATCTTTTCTCGATCAACTATCTCACCAGGAAAAAGAAGGCTGCGATATGAATCAAAGTACGGATATGCATCCGTAAATGGTTTCATATCCATCCTTTGAATATTGTCTTTGATGAATGACACGCATTTACCTCCAGCAGACAAACCAGTGCTTTAGACGTTTCCATCTGGTGTCTAATGATCTATTGCAATAAATACATTCTACATTGCACCACTTCAATTTGCGACTTTGCGCCGTACTGCTCTTAAGACAGTTTTGGATTTGCCACCTGTTCATTGCATACACCTTATACATTGTATCCAAATTGTTTTAACCTATATATTAATTCAGCCCTTGTCTGAAGCCCCGGTATGCTATCAACCTTGAGTTTATTACCTTTGTACTTGGGGTCATGCGTTGAATATTGAAATATATTGGTAGCAGTATATAGCTCTTTTTCAACTGCGTTTACATCTTCAACATAATCATTAGGTAGTATGCAATAACCCAATACACGTAGGTTGGCCCTGATTTCACGCAGATGGTTACGCCAGGACTTTCCTTTCGATTCATCAAAATCCAAGGGATCTAGTGGCTCATATATTTTTTCGAATACAGCGTAATCTTGATCTCTATCTGTATCCAAGATTGTTGTGTCCAGTTCTTCTACCAATTCGGTTAGTGGCAAAGTCATAGAGCAGTCATAACTCATGAGCCATGGTATGCGTTCTGCAGGTACGTCGGAGAATATAGCATCCCGTATCAATTCTGTAGGATAAGCTATTCCTGGATCCATCTTAGATCCCCAGACAGCTGAATGACCAAGGACCCAACAAGGATCAAACTTACAACCCCTCCAACGGCGTAGCATTTTACCAATATTAATTGTGCAAACGAGTTGGTCTTTGGTATATGGTTCCCAATATCTATTGCGTATGTATATTGGTATCTTGTCCTGCCTGGTGTAGTATTTTCGACGGCCAGACCTACGATAAGGTCTACCCCTAGCGGCGCCAGATAACATACCTAAATTGCGATGTTCTACGCCTATCGTGCGATTGTTAGTCCAGTTGCCGTGCCGGGTGCCTTTATGGATATCAGCGTGCAAAAGTGCAGTGACCGGTAAAAATTTTGCTACTAAAGGGTAGTCCTGAGTTAATTCTTTTAGTTCCTTTATTCGGTGATCTAATATAGTTATGTGCCATGAAGATCCCCGATTATCTTGATTCTCATTGCTCCAACGCATGGATGCTATGCCATTGGGTCCACCCGTATAATGCAGCAGCATACCTACAGGTCCGTCTGGATCTAGCCATGGACGGGTCTTGGCTACTCTAATCCCAGAATCATTTGTGTAATATGGAAATAAAGGACATCTCGGGGCAATAATATTCAGGGCATCACGAGTGAAATCCAACCACTGTGCAAAGAAAGCCAAAGCATCTATGGCATCCTGATTCAAAAACGAAGACATAGCTCCTCCTGGGTGAGGGGGTTAGCCTCTACCTTTTATTCGTACAACAGAACCATTGTACAAGATAAGGTCCCAGCAGCCATCCTTCTCTGACATTTGTGCACTTTTCCAATGGTCCTTCAATTCTACTAAGAGAGCTTCCTTGAAGATCAATCGGTTATCTGCATCATCACACTCTATCGTAATGAGTGCATCAGAAGTTACGAGAATTGCGCGAGCTACCTCTTTGATTTGCATATTATTTTCGTCAAATTGCCACTGCTGTTTACCAAGCGGTAATTGCAATTCATTAGTAATTTCGTCTTTTTTGGCTTGTCGGGCTGCTGATGTTGAATACATTGGACACTCCTTATTTACTTGTTGTAGCCGTTGCGGTATTGCAATAAATCTGCTGTGGTGAGTCCCACACTCGCTAAGTGAAAGGCGAGGTTGTGTCTATTGATCGCTAACCTCTTGCTGATTGCTGTCATGTTCCCATTGTATTGTTTGCCGACTGCCAACAGCAGTTCCCTTCCTGCTTCGATTTTGGCCATGCGCATGTGGAATGCTAGAATGGATTCGCCTTGCCTGGGTCCCAATTTTTTCAATATGTTTACATAGTCCGGACCCGGTATACCTTCTTCTGGGTGCTTCAAGGATTTCCCCTTCGCAGGCTTTCTTTTCAAAACAGCCTCTGGTACCTCTTGCATAGGCAAATAATCCAGCTTGGCCGCTGGTACCTCTTTTTGAATTTCTGTTGGTGGATGAACAGGTGATTCCGAATCACCCAGTTTATCCAATTCATCCCATCCAGGTGGTGGTATGTATCCAATAATAAACGTGTTTTCTTTTTCTTTCGTCATCGGCTGGTCCCTCACTTTTTGTTTTGTTATATGTTCATATTGACATATACGGCTATCAAGTCAAGTGTCACATGCACAATTTTTGTGCATTTTATGCACATTTTTTTGCAACAAAATTGGTGACGGGGATTGACATGTAACAAAATCATTGAGATACATCAAGTTTGAAATATATTTTCAGGAGTGTTTCTGTGACTACTAGAGTACGGAGACAGAAAAGTAGGAAGTCCAAACGCAAGACTTTCTTTATTGACCACCCAACTTTAATGGATCTGAATCTGATACAAGTGGCACAAAGAACCACCTCTACGTCAGAGGCAACTCGTATAGCCATACGTAAGATGGCTGAGCTAATTCGGTATGTGGATACAGGTAAGGTGGTGCATGTTTTAGATCCCGAGCATGCAGAAGAGCGCATCGTGTTAGATATACCTACCAGTGAAGTGATTTAATGCCAGATAAAACGATTACAGAGGAAAACTTGTTGGATGGACTTTTAGACAAGTTGGATAAAGACGAGCTCCGTTGCATAAATAGTATCATTTTAAAAGCGAGAGGCTTTGAAGATGCATGCACATATTGGCAGCAACAGTGTGCTCATTCTCAATTATTTCTTGCTGCTGTCATTCGCCATTTGGGCGGCATATATAAAATGAAGGCTCTGGATTTACAAAGTACACCTATGGATTCAGTTGTTGCTGTTTATCCAATAGAAGAGGCCGGCGTGCCATTTTTGCATTTTAAGTATAGCAGTGATGCTGCTTCTACAGGAGGCAATTAAGCATGTCGAGACTTATTATAGGCATTGGTTATCAGAGCCGTGTAGGTAAAACAGAATGCGGGAATATATTTAGGGAATATCTTGATGATTTTCAAATATGCTCTAATGAATTGAATTTCTCAGATGGTATAAAGCGTACTGCCGCTGATGTTTTCGGTCTAAATGCTGCGCAGCTATATGGGGATGAGAAGGATACGGTGGATGCTTATTGGAAAATAGCACCCAGGATGATGTTTCAGCGTATAGGTGACATGATGCGCGACCTTTTTGGTTACGATGTTTGGATAAAGTCGTGGTCTCGTGCGGTAGAATGTCTTGATCCCAAGTTGGCTGTTGTGTGTTGTGATGTAAGATTGACTGGTGAAGCTAGGAAGATTAGAGAGTTGGGTGGCTTTTTGATTAAGGTGGAACGGGGGTCCACGGCTCTTAGATCGGAGCATCCTACTGAGGTTGATTTGGATGAATGGACAGATTGGGATCATACAATTTGGAATAATAAGGCACATGGCAAACTTGTGACTCAGGCTCGATCTGTTATGGAAAAGATATTAAAAGCCAGGGATCTATCATAGATGCTCCTCGTACATTTTTGGCTTTCTATATTTAGTGGTATAGGAATTTCCCATGTAGAAACAGGTCGGCTCTCTATGTATCATCCAGGCGATGGCCATTGTGGTACGCAAACGGCCTGTGGCAATACCTTCACAATGAAGTCTCATCACATTGCTCATCGAAGATGGTATCGGTTGGGATGTGGTCGAGAGGTCATCGTTTGTGCTGACGCTACTGAACGCTGCATTGCTACTACTGTTCAGGATGGTGGCCCTTATGGTATTTACTATGGAAAGATGAAGCACGCCGTGAAGCAGGGTAGATGGAAGGTGTGGACAAAGTATAAACCACCTAAGGGGTGGAAATGGCGAGCGATTGTAGATCTGTCTTGGGCCCTATGGGTGGATCTAGGAAAACCTAGGGCATTATCCCGAGTTCAGTTATACTTTCTCGTGCAACCGCAGGAGTAATGATGTCGAACATTTACAAGGGCACGGTAGGTTTGAGAATGCGTGTACACCTAGGCATCGATATATCCGGAAGTGGTGTTGCACAAATCAGGGTAGTTAAGCCTAACGCAGATATTGTTGAATGGAGTGCCATAATTGAATCTGCAGAGATGGGTATCATTTATTACGACACGCAGGCAAATGACTTAGATGTAGCAGGCTTATGGTACCTCAATGGTGTGTGGGATCCCACCGGTGATAACATTTTCTATGGCAAAACTACATGCTTTGATGTTCTTGAACTAGGTGTTACTTGTTAGCGCTCTTATAAGGGGTTTATTGCATGCGGTTAACGCCTTCCATAAATATTGTCGATGGCGATCCATCCCTATGTAACCTCCGCCGTAATATAGTTTTGTTAGGTGATAAGAATGGGGTTAACCTTGTTTTTACCACGCCTGAGATATTCTTGCGTGTGCCATTTACTGAAACATTGTTCAGAAATGGAGTAATACAAGAAGAGGGTGCTAGCAATGACTACATAGTTAGTGAAGGGGGTGGTGTAGGCACAGGATTTAATACGATCACATTAACAGACGCACAAAATGCTCCTCTTGCTTGGGAGAAGTTATCTATGGACTATTTGACAGGCACATAAACTGTCTAAAGTTCCGCTTCTTCATATAATGGTTAATAGCAATATATGGAGGAGCATAGATGGCCAGGACCTTCGTTCGACCTCAAGCACAGATCAAGAAAACCAATACATATGACGATACTAAGACGGTTGGTGCATCTTTAGAAACCGGCCAGTCTAACTTAGCTGATGACCTCAATGCTTTAAGATCTCAATGCAAGCGTGCCTTATGGGCAGATGAGTCCGGCAATTGGTATGATGATGTTCCAACACATACTGCCAAGAAGCGCGGCTTGGACGCACTGAATGAAGATCTGAACGATATTGAAGTAAAAACCTTTCTTGTCTGTAATGCCAATTTAATAGATGTCTCTGTTGCAACAGGCACTAAAGCAAATGGCACTCTCACTTTAACAGGGCAACCTGAAGAAGGGCATGAAGCTGAGGGCATATTAGAATTTACAGGGAATGCAAATAATGCTGACACAGTTACCATTGGTTCTAAGACTTATACTTTCCAAGATACTCTCACTGATGTCGACGGTAATGTTAAGATTGGCGCAAGTGCTTCTGCTACCATTGACAACTTGATTGCGGGTATCAATCTTGGGGCTGGTGCGGGCACTGCTTATGCCGCTTCGATGACAGCCAATGCGGATGTTGCAGCTGCTACTGAATTCGGAGATTCCATGCGTGTTACTGCATTGGATAAAGGCACGGATCCCAATTCGACTGCAACAACAGAGACTGGTGATAATCTATCTTGGCGTGATGCAACTTTAGTAAACGGAACAAATGCAAAACGTGCTGGAGGCGTTTTGACATTAGCTTCTAATTTTATTGGAGAAGTGGCGGCTACCGGAACATTGACTGCATCTGCAAATGTCTCTGGTGGAGTTGCAGCTACTCAAACGTTGACTCTTGGTAGCAATCTCAATGGTATCCTGCCCGCTAAATTTCGTATTCAGATGGCCTTGAATATTACTAGTGCTCCTACCAACGGTTCTACAATTACTATTGATAGTACCGTTTACACATTCACCAATTCTGTAAGTTCGGCATATGATGTTTATATTGGTTCTTCTCCAAATTCTAATCAAGCCGCTTCGCATTTAGTAACTGCTATTAATTTAACTGGTACACCCGGTGTAGAATATGGTTCAGGCACTGCCATTCATCCCACAGTATCTGCCGTTTTGAATCTCTCGTCTGCAGTTATGACAATAGAGCTTACTGCCAAGACTGCTGGAGCTGCCGGAAACGCTATAACCGTAAGCGATTCAGGAAATTATGCTTGGTGGAAGTTTTTTGATAATCCGCCTAATCAAGCTACTCCAAATACATTTTGTAATGGTCGTGACGCAGATACAGTCACCATCGATACGAAGACCTACACTTTTCAAGAGACATTGACCAACGTCGATGGCAATGTGCACATAGGAGGTAATGCTTCTGCTACCTTGGATAACTTAATTGACGCTATCAATCTGGGGTCGGGCGCAGGTACAGATTATGCTGCAGCAATGACTGTACATCCCACTGTCTCCGCAGCAGCGGGTGCCGGTGACACTATGGATATTACTGCGAAAACAGGAGGTACAGGTGGTAATTCTATTGAAGTTGATGCTACCAATGGCGATGCTTATTGGACTGAGTGGAAACTGACTGGGGGTGCTGTAGGGGTTAAAGCTACTGGCACTATTACTTTTGATAGCAATGCCGTGCGAGGGGAATCAGCCAGAGCTAATATATTTGGTGATACTATAAATGTTTATGACGGTAATACGGTAACCATTGATGGCAAGACTTACACATTTAGAAGTAGTTTAACAGGTTACCAAACTGTAAATGGAGTAGTTCTTAGGGGTGCATCAACATGGATTAGTATAGTTAATTTGGTTGCGGCTATTAATCTGGCATCTGGTTCTGGTACCACCTATTCATCTGCCACTACAATACATACAACAATGGGAGCAGCCGGTGGTTATGTAGAAGGAATTAGAGGTTTCTTACGTGTAGCTGCCAAAGTTCCGGGGTATGAGGGCTCTGGCATCTCGCTTAGTGATTCCAGCCCTTGGACAAGGATGCCTAGCTCAACTACATATCTACCGACTGAAGGAGATTCAGTAACAATAGATGGCGAGACCTATATATTTGTTGGAGATATCTCTAGTTCTTATTATAGCAATCAGAACATACCTAATTTAGTTGAGGTAGGGGCTACAGCAAATGTCTCTATTAATAATTTAGTTTATGCAATAACAGAAAATGCTACGTGGAAAGGTACATTTTATTCTAACTCAACTACTGCTCATTCAACTGTAACCGCGTCTAATGGAACAGGTGATACTTTAGATATTGAGGCATTATCTGCAGGTACCGGTGGCAATTCTATTGTATTTAGTGTCACTAGAGCATTGGGTAATTTGTCTATCGCCACCGACACAATGTCTGGGGGCGGTGACGGTGACACGGTCACGATGGACTCCAAGACTTATACTTTCCAAGATACATTAACGGACGTGAATGGAAATGTGAAAGTTGGAGCTTCTGCTTCTGATTCTTTAGATAATCTTATTGCTGCTGTTAATTTAGGTGCAGGTGCAGGTACTAAATATGCCAATTCCATGACATTACACTCCACAATGTCTGCTGCAGCTGGAGCAGGTGACACTATGGATGTCACAGCTAAAACCGCGGGCACAGTTGGTAACTCTTTAGATACCACAGAAACAGGAGCTAATTTAAGCTGGGGTGGTTCTACACTATCTGGTGGATTAAATGGAGAAACTATAACTATAGACGCGAAAGTCTATACGATGACTAATTCCCTCACTGATGTTGATGGACGAGTATTAATAGGCGCCGGGTCTGCAGACTCGATTAACAATTTGGTTGCTGCCATTGGTCTGTTGCCCGGCGCCAATTCTTTATATGCCAATTCCATGACGATACATCCTACTTGCTTGGCTGAAGTAGGAACTGGGACATCTATTGATGTTTCAGCTAAGACGGGCGGTACGGCCGGAAATTCAATTGCTACGACAGAGACGGCTAGTAATGCTTCATTCGGTGGTTCCACTTTGAGTGGAGGCCTGGCAGAAGAAACAGTAACAATTGATACCAAGACTTATACATTTCAATCTTCTTTAACTGATGTTGATGGTAATGTCAAAATTGGTTCTGATGTAGATACAACTATTGCTAATTTGGTCAATGCAATCCTTCTGGGTCCTGGCACTGGTACAGCTTATGCAGATTCTATGACAGAACATTCTACTGTCACGGCAGCTGAAGGTGCTGGCGATACCATGACGGCAGCTGCAAAGACGGCCGGCACTGGTGGCAATTCAATTGCTACTACGGAAACCTTAGCCAACGGTAGTTGGGGCAATTCAACTTTATCTGGTGGTACGGCAGGACCTGGTGGTGAAGTAAACTTTGTTGTTTTGTCTAAGGCTGCTGGAGAGATACCAAATTTGGATGCAGCTGTCGATGCCGTTTTAACTAGTGGGATGGTCGTGGCCTACAATTCTTCATTTGGTGCACATTCATTGAATGCGGTAGCTGGACAAACTGCTATATCACCTAAGAATATATGTGCAATAAAGCGGGTGTCCGACGGTCAACGCATATATTCTGGGGGCAAAGTTGTGCACGCACTACTTCAGTGCGAGGATAATACGGATGGTCACACATTTGACGATACAAGCAAACGTGCAATGCTCTCATTTGTTCGTGAGAATTCTACTGGGGATGCTTTAGAGGCTTGTCCTGTTGCAGATATCGATGGGGAAGCTGTGCATTACAGTTACATCGAGCGCGTTGATTATGATTCTATTGATGAATCTGCCTTCCTAAATAACTATCATGATGTTGTTACGATACCTGCAGTGGATGTGAATTTGAATGATTGCATCGACAATCAATCTGGTGCTGCGACTCAAGCTCAAGATATTGATGTGGACATCCTGGATACCAAAGCTTGGGTCTTTAGAGATTCAGCTGCTGCTGATTTGTTCAAAGTATATGGCAATGCTGCTAGCAGTTCAACAGAGGTTGAAATTGGTTCTGCTGTAGACATTTATGATAATAATGCAGCAGATGTAGACTTTCATAATGGGGCCGCTATAGGTTCTGCTGGGACTGAAATTGCTATTAATGAAACTGCTGGTGTGATCGAACGAGCGGCTAATTTAATATTGCGAGCTTCCGGCTCTGGGGAATTATACCTAGATGATGGTAATCAACCAGGCAGTTGGGCACAAACGGATGGGATTAAATTATCGGAAAATGAAACTGAGTGGTCTGATTTCGAAACGGAGTTTGGTGGTGAGGTCTCATTGCTCAAGGCCATTACTCAAGCTTCCAATGCAGCTGCAAGGTCTATAGGTACGGCTGTATTACAAGATGATGTTTCAGCAAACAATGATGTAGATGCGACCACGACTAGCAATTTGGACGTAGACTTGCCAGATTATTCTGGGGTTACTTCTTTTGTGACAGATGTGGATGTGTTTTTAAATGGTAAATTACTTAATAATGGTGCGGATGCGGCTGCCAATGAAGATGTATACCCAGGCACTACACCTGCACAAGGTATGCTTAAATTCGAATTTGACTTAGACGGCACGAGTCCAAATCCTGACGTCTTGTCAATGATAGTCTGGGGTGAATAACTCTTTGTAAAATGTTTTTTAAAAACTGTAGATGTAGTAAAACTATTTACTGCTGATACACCGCTAATGAGAAGTATGCAGGAGGAAAATTAAATGGGTAGAACATTTCTGCGACAGGCCGCACAAGTTCGTGAAAGCCAAGTTTATGATGACACCAAATCTGCTGGATCTACTCTAGAATCCGGTCAGACTCACATTGAAGACGATCTTAATGCATTGCGCTCGCAATTCAAAAGAGCAATTTGGGCTGATGAGTCTGGTAATTGGTATGACGACATTACCACACACAATTCCAAAAAGCGCGCTATCGATAAGCTGAATGAGGATCTCGATGATGTTGAAGAACATCGATTTCTGTTCAGAACACAGGTTCTGACAGACATCTCTGTGCCAGCTGATGCCGCGGCAACTGGCACCTTAACTTTTGGTTCAAATCCTTCTGCTACCCAAACTGTAACAATCGACACAAAGACTTATACGTTCCAAGCCACCTTAACGGATGTTGATGGCAATGTTCATATTGGAGCTACTGCTTCTGACTCCCTTGACAACTTGATTGCCGCTATCAATTTGGGTGCTGGTTCTGGTACTGCTTATGCAGCCTCCATGACACTCCATCCGACAGTTTCTGCTGCTGCAGGCGCTGGTGATACGATGGATGCAACTTGCATATTAGGTGGAACTCAAGGTAACTTGATTGCGACTACTGACACTGTTACAGGCAATCCAAACTGGGGGGCTGTAACTCTGACAGGCGGTACTGGAAACTCTGTTGTTCTTTCTGTTGCAGGTTCTGAAGCTCCAAGTCTTACAGCTGCAATTGGTGCTGTAACTACTGAAGGCGCCGTCGTTGCTTACAGCGCTAGTTTTCCTAATCATACAATGACAGAAGTTGCTGGACCAAGTGCGATACGACCAGACAATCTTTGTATTGTCCGTCAGCAACAATCTGGTGACCCTATCCTCTCTGGTGGGAAACAAGTTTATGCCCTAATCCAATGTGAGGATAATACAGACGGGCATACGTTTGATGATGATGATGAGCGAGTCATGTTAGCCTTCATTATTGAAAACTCAACAGGTGATGACTTGATCATTTGCCCAGCAGCTGATATCGCTGGGGAAGACATTAACTATTCTTATGTGCAACGTCTGAAATTCGATTCGTTACCAGAAAGTGCCTTCTTGCAGGGTGTGTTTGTCGATCAAGCCGCAGCGGTTGACGTAACACTCGACAATGCAATTGATAATCAATCTGGTGCAGCAACCCAGGTTCAGGATATCGATGTTGATATCACTGATACCAAGGCATGGGCCTTCCGCGACAGCGCGTCTGCAGATCTCTTAAAGATCTATGGAAACGCTGGTGGTTCTACCTCTGAGGTAGAGATTGGTGCTGATGTCGATATATATGACAATAATGCAGCCGATGTTGATTTCTCCTCTGGTGCCGCTTTTGGCTCCGCTGGAACAGAGATCGCTATCAATGAGACAGCCGGTGTTGTTGAACGCGCCGCTGATTTAATATTGCGAGCATCTGGTTCTGGTGAGCTGTACCTTGATGATGCAAATCAACCTGGCAGCTGGGCTCAAACAGATGGTATCAAGCTGTCAGAGACAGAGACTGAATGGTCAGACTTTGAGACCGAATTCGGTGGTGAAGTCTCACTGTTGAATGCCATCGTGCAAGCTTCTAATGCTGCGGCTCGAACCAAAGGTTCAGCTACTCTTCAAGCTGATGTTGCGGCTGACACGGACGTTGATGCAACCACTTCGTCTAATTTAGATGTGGACCTTCCAGATTATTCTGGCGTTACCTTTTTAACTGATGTTGATGTGTTCTTAAATGGGGTGCTGCTTCGTAATGGTGCTGATGCTGCAGCCAACCATGATGTTTATCCTGGTACAACGCCTGCTCAAGGTATGCTCAAGTTCGAGTTTGCTTTGGAGGGTACGTCTGATCCCGATCAGCTCACCATGATCGTCAACGGCGACTAAGTTCTAAATCTGAGTCAACACATCCAGTAATCTAGCGAAATCCTACACCTACTGTATATTTTTGCAGTACTCCGTGTTCTTTCCTACAATTCAAGTAAATATAAGGAATGAGGGACTTATGAATTTTTTGACGAAGATTGCAGTTAAGAAAGGAACGATTGACGAAATCGGCAATAAATTAGATGGTTTAAGGGAGGAGGCAGAGCGGCACTCGCAGCAATTTGAGGGATCAATTACCTCATTGAAGCGCGCCGCTAACCATGTGCTCAACTTGCACAAGAACATTGATGCTGATTTTGATGCTGGGAAGATAGCTGAGGGTATGACAGCCAATGAGGCTCGCGGATTACTGAAGCGCTGGATCGAACGGGCTTACGGTGTTGTAGACAATTTAGCAGAACAGGCTGGAGCTTTGAAGCAACAGGCCATTGGTAAACAGACAGCTTTTAAGACATCAATCGAATTTGCTAAAAAAATGATGGAGGCGGAAATCATTAAGGAAGAGCGATTCATTGCTAGCCAAAATGGAGAAGTTATAGGGGACGTGGATAAAACAGGCCGCCCACAGAGCAGGCCTGATGGCGTTCATCCCGGAGCTTCAATTAAGCAGCGTAGATTACAGGTCGTAAAGGATGTGCCAGCTAAAGATAAAGAAGTGAATAAAGAGATACCAAAAGCTTCAAAGGCTTCGAAGGTCTCGAAGGTGTCCAAGCTCGGAAAGGTGCCTGCGGCCAAAAATGGTAAAACAAAGCCAGTTGCTAAGAAGATGTTAAAGAAGGCCGTGAAGAGCAGGCCTAAGGCTGCCCGTAAAAAGTAAGTTAGTTGAGTGGGGTGATATATTATATTGCTAGATTTTAATAGCAACTGACAGGAGTGGTACAGATGACGATAGATCCAAAGTATGTTTTGTATACGGAAGATGGGGCGCCCATTGGGGCTATCCTTGACGGTTCAACTTGGCGTTTGGCCGTTGAAGGTGCAGCGCCAGGTACTAATATTGGTGATGTGGGCGTCTTGAATTCTAGTGACGTTCAGATTGATCCAGCCACAGAGCCTACAGCGATTGCTGCTAAAGGTGTCTTGGATACGATAGATGCTGCTATTGCTTCCGTCAAGGATACAGATGGTGTTAAGAAAATTACGGATGCGTTACCAGCAGGCACTAACAAACTTGGTACCATTGAGATATCGGATTCGATCTTAGCTGGCGACAATACTATCGGACGGGTTAAACTGACGGATGGTACCAATGTTGCTGGTGTGGATGCCAATAATCAACTTAAGGTTATTGCAGCAGCTAATACAATACCCGCAGTGTTAGCTAACTTCGTTGATACAGAATTATTAAATGGTGCCGCAAGTCATATGGGCGTAGATGGCTCTGTTACACCAGTAGAATTTTCTTACACTCCAGGTGTTGGAGAGACTATCAGCTTAACCGAACTACGCTTTGTCTTCGTCTCCGACGATATTTTGTGGGACCCCACGAAGTTTGGTACGGAAGCTGCTTTAACGAATGGTATGGCCATAAAAATAAAAACAAATGGTGTGGAAACAACACTTCGCACTATCAAGACCAATATTGACTTCCTTAAACTTGCATCTGCTGACGGTGTTTACTCTGATCTATCCGGGGCCAAAGATATATTAATAGCTTCCCTGTACATGGGTGGTTCTATTTTACTGAAGAATAGTACTACAGATCATATTAAGGTAGTGATCAGCGATGACATGGACAAAGGTTCATATCAAAGTCTGACTGCAACTATTAAAGGTTCAAAGGTGGTATGATGAATTTTCTGCATATTTCGTACCCTGTTTGGAAAACAATAGCACAAGCGAACACATTCCCTTTCTATCACAAGGTCGACGGCAGTGATAGCATCGTTGCCTTTACGGGGGATAGGGCAATGGTGTACAGAACGTACGCAATTGGTGCTGATTATACTGATTGGGCTGCAGCCTTTTTAGCTGATTCTGCTGTTGTTACTGAGTTAGCAGATGGACAAGCTTCTGTATATGGATTGAGCAGCGTTGCTGCACCGGTGGCAAAAGATGGTCGAAGAATACAAATAGCTTCCGCTATTGGTGACGATCAAGACGTGCAATATACAGGTGCTGGCGATAATATTGTAACTGGCGCCCGTTTAGTCGGCCAGGACTTCCGCAGTGCTATCGAAGAAATTTCATTAATTACTGTTGATTGGCAATTTATGGAGTGGATAGAAATAACTGGTGGTAGAGTTCGTAATGTTGGAAGCACAGATGGTGATTTTTATCATTATGATATTTATGCACCAGCAACAACTGGCGTATCGAATCCTGGTGCAGGCGCATTCGATAAATATAATCTTGGAGGACCCAATAACATGTTCGTGCCCAATCCTACTAATGAAGGGGATTGGGATGTAGATATTGCAGAAAAGCACAATGCTAATGTTGTATTTACTAAAGCAGTTCCAGTTATAGCTAAGGCTAAGGATGGCTATTTTGATTGGGACCCGGTTACATACGCCTTGACTGTGAATGCGACTGGTACTGGAAAATATTATCTATTTGATTTTGAAGTGGCGTTGATACGCGTGATAAATAAACATTGGATGGTGCCTGGAACATTAGATGAATTCCTTGCGCCAGCTGCTTATGCTGCTAAAAAATTGCTGCCGCAATATATACATCAGATGACAATCAACAAATCTGCGGAAGCGGTTTCCACTTATCTGTATTGGGAACTTCTTTTAGGCAGGGCCGACACTACATTGTAGGAGTTATGTTATGGGCAAGGATATATCGAAGATGCCTACGTTAGATGCAATCAGTAAGATAATAAAGGAGACAGGGGTTAAAGAAAAATACAAAGAAAAAGTGGAAAAAGCGGAGAAGGAAAAAGCCAAAAAACAAGACTAGCTGTAAGAGGAGATCTGCAACTTGAAGAACGCCTTAGTGATAAGTGGTGGCGGGAGTAAGGGCGCATTCGCGATAGGCGCCATAGAGCACTTGCTTGAACTTGGTATCAAGTTCGATATTCTTATTGGAACCAGCACAGGTGCTTTAATAGCACCTATGCTGGCCACGGGGCATTTTGAGACAGTAAAGCATGTTTATCAGAACGTGAGGACCAGAGATCTGCTGCGAAGGCATTGGTGGATAACTATGCCTTGGCGTAGATCTATTTACAGCACCAAAGGATTGAAAAGTTTAATAGATAAGCTGCTGCTCCCTGGTATCTATTCGGACTTATTGTCTTTGGGTCTGCGAGAAGATAAGCTTGTATTAATTTGTACTACTAACTTAAATACTGGAAGTACACATTATTGGGCACCGCATGACACCCCCAACAGAGAAGCTTATGTAGATTGCCTTTTAGCAAGCTGTAATCAACCAGGTCTGATGACCCCTGTAAAACTTCGTGGCAATGAGTGGCATGTAGATGGTGGCGTTAAGGAAATAGCGCCAGTGCAAGCTGCTATTGATGCTGGTGCTACTAATATTTATGCAATCGTATTAGATACACCTAGACCATTATATATACCAGATGAGTACAAACGTATTCCTCAAATACTATTGCGTGCATTGGACTTGATGTTTTATGAGATCAGGGAAAATGATATTAGTATTGTGGAAGAAGAGTGTTGTAAGGCTATATATAAACGCAAGCTTGTTCTAATTAGACCGGAAGAATCATTGTTTACAGATGGCCTTGAATTTATACCAGAGCAAATGCAATCAATGATGCGCATTGGGTATGAAAGAGCGAAGGAAGTTATGTGTGAAGAGAAGCATGAATAATATTATACATGTTCTTATTATTAATAATTGCTTGGATGATGTGAAAGAATACAGGAATCTTTTATGCAAGGAAAACACTGACGGCAATATTTATCATGTAAGTTATACCAATGATTTTAATGAAGCATTAATATCTTTGGTTAGAAATAAATTTGATGTTGTTCTTATGAGTCACGCAACGCCAAATATGGAGGTAACTGCATCTGAATTAATTGGCAGAGCAAATGCAGGTGGTTGCAGGACGCCTGTGATCATAGTGGATGAAATCCCGCATGATGAAAAAGATGAAGCTGCAATGCAACAAGGTGCTGTAGATTGTTTGTATAAAAGTTATGATCTTATGGGTACGCATGCTGCTAGAGTGTTGAAGCGTTCTATTAAGCATGCCATACAGTATCATGCGCATTTGCAAATTATGCAGGAAAAGACCGATCTATTGTTGAAGCAAGTGCAGATACTTATCAAAGAAGTAAAGATGCATATAAAATGAATCTGCATGAAATTTCTATGAAGTTAGTAGAGCATGGGGCTGTAGGCCTCATGGCTTATATTTTTTATAAACTATATGTAAAGGAAAAGTTGGGACGAGAAAAATCAGACGAGAGGTATGTGCGATTGCTGAAGGACTGTCTAAAAATGACAGATTCATTTGAGGATATGTCAGGTGCTATGACTAATCTGGTTAAACACAAAGACCCATCTATTGTAGAGATACTGAACAATACAAGAGAGCTACGTAAAGACTATGACGTAGAGAAAGAAGTGCAGCAGCGATTACATTCTAGCCCATATATTCAAGTGCGTGGACGGGATAGAGGAGGCGAAAAGCCATGAAGCAAGAGCGCACCGCAATACAAGAGCTCACAAAGCTATTTAGGGACATCGATTTGTTAACAATTGAGGAATCTAAATACATACAGACAGTGCAACTTGAAGATGCTACACATATCCTACTTCAACTTTTATTAGAACGTGGCATTTACAATATGAAAGAAATAAAATTATTAAGGCCTGATATAGAGGCGTGGGCTAGAGGTAATATAAAGTGGGGTAAAAGAATTGAGTTGCGTAATGGTCTGTATGAAGCTATGGCTAGATATTACAAGTGTAAGATACAAGGGACCAACAATAAGATTAAAAGGAATCGCAAAGAAACAGCTGAATGGCCTGCTGTTTGCATTGAAGCAAAGTAGATAAAGTAAAGTGAGGCTCTATGAATTCCAGTGTATCGACAGGTGTTATCATTCCTATAGAGGTAGTTCCTTTAATCAATCGTACAACGAATGCATTGGTTACAGGTGCAACGAACATCAAAGCTAAAATACGTCGGCAATCGGATAGTCTTATCTTAGATTGGGACGATATGACGTTTAAGGCAGCACCTGTTACACAACTGTTGCAAGCCTTAACTGAAGTAGACAATGTAAATTTCCCTGGCGAATATGCATATAACTTTGATCCATCTTTAATAACTAATTATGTATCTAATGATTCATATTTTGTAACAGTTATAGAAGATGGTACTTCAATTATAGGTAATTTACCACAAGCCGGTCAGGTTGATGTCAGTCTCGCACAGGATGATGCCATATTAGCACGCAAATTAATGGACAATAAACATACATTGGAAGATGGTGATACTAATAATATGGTAATATATGATGATAATAAAACATCTATATTGCGAATATATAATGTTAAAGATAAGACAGGAGGTCCTATTGCTATTGGAAATAGTGTACCTGCCAATCGGGAACCTGTATAGTTAATACAACATGTTACCTACTAGAGGATATGGCGTTGGTAGTTGCATTGTTACTTGGGGCTATGGTTGTCCTTCCACCCTTCTCGCGCCTGCTACATGTAATTTTTATTCAACGATTACAAAACAGTTAAATATTGCAACACCTATAACTACTATTTTTACAGATATTTCTTTAATTGATTTAGAAATAAATTTGAATCATTAACTGCTATTAAAATACTGTTAGAATCTAAGATCACCCTACAGCTGGATTTCTCTTCTATTCCCTGCGATTGTTAGTCACAATATAGTTATTAGTATTTAAATACGATACTGCTGTATCATATACAGAAAACATCGAAGGAGAACGTCATGCAAAATGGGCATCTATTGCGTCTTATGTTATTGATGGTATTCGTAGCAACTATTACAGCATTGTCGACGGTAACATTATGCTACGGCGCGTCTGATGCTCAAGTTGGAATAAGTACAATCGTGACGGGCCCAATGGCACCTAAGGATGTGGGTGTTGTCAATACCATACCTGGTGCACCGCTACCTGCTGTAAATGCAGAAGATCCTGGACAAATTGTCAAATTCATATTGCAAGCTATTAAAGAATCCAAGTGGGCCTGGTTGGTCGGTCTCTTATTAATGTTGCTTACATGGCTCGTTAATAAGATATTGAAAAATAAAATACCAAAGAAGGTGTTACCATGGATAGCAATAAGTCTGGGCGTGGCGACGAGCATAGCGATGTCCTTCGCATCCGGGATGCTTTGGTACGAAGCGATAGGCAACGGAATATCATTAGGGCTCGCTGCCGCAGGCGGGTGGTCAGTGGTTGGCAAACAGCTGTTGCCAACGCAAAAGAAGATGTGAGTCACATGCAATGGTGGAGAAGAAACTGGAGGTATATGTTGGCTTTAAGTGTGGCTTCTATTGGTTGCTTTGTAGTCGTGTTACTTTATGCGTTGAAGAAAAAGGCTGACGCTTATAAGCTTGCAGATGAGTTAAGGGTTCTGCAAGCAGGGGCAGAAGTTCAAGGCCTTCTCGCAGACAAACAAGCACGAGCTGTAAAACTAAAGACCAATGAAGCAGAGAGTGTCAAATTAGAAAAGGAGATTGCAGCAGCGAAGAGGAAGACTGTTGCAGTCCTGCGTGAGGTTAGTAATCTATCAGACGCTGATATATCGAGTGCCTTTAAACGGATGGGATACTGATGGCACATCCTCATTTCATGCATCGGTCCCGAGCAACCAAACTGATACGCATACTCCTAGTGATTATGGCATTCACGTACGTTTTCGTTCTAAATACAGACGCGAAAGCACAAGAACGAGTTGGCTCTACACTCGGCAGTATCATACGCAAGAAGCTAAATTCCGGAAAGCTGAAGATAGAGACGAGCGTAAAGCTAAGCGCAGGTCAAAAGCTAGCACAGATTGGGCCCCAGAACATTACATGCCCATATCACGGACGCGATTTAGCAACAAAGGAATCCTCAGGGGTTCTGTGCTTAAGGGATACCCCAGGGATGTGGTTCCCGTGGGGCGTAGCCCGCCTAATGTTACAAGATTTGGTAAGGGGTCGATCTGCAATCAACCTCTTACCAACCCTAGAAATGCAGATGGCAAAAAAAGAGCGTACTATCTTCTTGCTAAAAGAGCAGGCACAGAGCGATCAAGAGATATCCAACCGTTACAAGCAACTCAGCATAGCACAGCATAACCAGTTGAAATCACAGTATAAGTGGTACAAATCAAAACCATTTTGGTTCACAGTAGGGGTCGTCACAACAATAGTTGTGGGAATTACTGGTGCTAAAATTTATCAAGGATTGAAATAATGAGCGATACTAAAGATACGCACGATGGGCCCCCTCATAGAAAACTCGAAGGTGAAAAAACGGCTGGTCTATCACCTTCGGGCTCCTTTTTAATTCTTAAGGGGGCCCGCTTTAAAAAATGGATAGTAGTTATACAGGCAATCACAGTTGCTATTGTGGCTGCCTATGGTGCCACTCGATCAACCGGTGAAACGGATGCACGCATTGGTTACAACGAAACGACTAAGCATCTGCGCACCCTGCAGTCTTATGCAAAAGCCAATGACAAAGAGATAGAAGCATTACGTAGGGAAATTACTAAAGCCAACAATGAAGTGTCCATGCATTGTAAAGCGGAGGTTCATGCCATCCGTCTCTATGTCACTGGCTACCTATTAGCATTAAGCAACAGGAGTCCTATCATTAATAGAAGGGAAGACAGAAAAACGAAAGCAGCTTTACGCGTTTTGTTGAAACAATCCGCTGCAAATGGTGTAAAGCCTAGTGATATCAAGATACTAAGGAAATCGATTATGATAAGAAAGCGACCCAAGCTTAAGTCACCTCCACCTTCTTTGGACGAGTTGCTCCAGAAGCAGAATATGTCTTCTTTGAAGCAGCAATCTTCTGCGCAATCAAAACAGCCTGCTGCGCCTTAGCCTTAGCTAAGTTCTTTTCCTTTATCTTACTTCGATCTATGCCTGACTGAGCCTTTCGTGCCACCTGCTCCAAATAAATAGATACCCTCTCTATTGTGTTCAAATGAGGCGTGAACTTCTGCAGATTCTTCAAAGTAACCAGGTCCACCCCAGTTTCGCGAGATACCACCCTGAGATTCAAATCATATCTTTTGATGACCTCCATGAGCCTCCTGCCCGCCCCACGACGGGCAACAGATTGTTTATTTGCTTTTGCTGTCATGCCATTATGCCTCCTATAAGATTTTGCCCAGAACAAGAATGTAGTCTAGCCTAACGACTAGACCTTTATGCCCCTAATACAGGAGTAAAGCTATGCCTGTCAGTTTGTATGTTAATCAAAATCGTTTCATGACGGTGCGTCATCATGCCACCGTTATTGACAATGATACCCTGCCAATACCTATGAGTCTAGCGAATGATCAACGCTTCGATGCTCAGGGCGCACGCAATATTGTATTTTATTGGTCCAAGGTTGGCGGCGTTCTTGCCGATATGGACATAACTGTTTATTACCTAGACGGCGATGAAGGTAAGTTCTTGATCGGCGACAAGGTTTCAAGTCTCCCGCCGGACACACCGGCAGAACTTCAGTGTCTATTTTCATCTAATGCGGTCCTTGCAATATCAGGTATTGGAGCACCTGTGTCTGCGAGTTACAAAATAAGGGCTATGGGCATTACGTAGGAAAGAGGCAAACACATGACAGCACGAGTTAAGGGTGTCGAGCATCTGCCACCGGCTTCGGCTGAGGCATTGATTACTAGAACTAATCTCGGTGAGGTATTAGTTCAAAAGGCAGAGCCCACCAAAGCTGATGATTCGGAAGATGCTGCCAAGGGCGGAACTGAATTAAGTACTAGGTACATTGATTATGTGACACCGGCTAATGATAGATCGGAATCAGAATTTCCGAACATGAGCGTAGTCAGCGGTGTGACATTCCTAGAACCACCAGAGCACCCAGAATCTATGTACAAAATGTATCAATTATCGGCATATGTTGAGCCTGTAATTGATGCCCTACAAACGAATGTTTACAAAGCGCCTTACACATTACACTCCGTGATTCCCTTTGATCGACCAATTGAAGCTGCCATCATGGTTAAAAATGCCATGATGTGGGAGCGAGTATCTCAGACTGCCCGCATTAATTTTGACAACATCCCAGAAATTTCGGATGAGGAAGTGGAAAAGCGCATCGAGATATTGAAGAAGCGTGCTGTCTTAGAAAAGCACTATCTTGATCGATTTTTTGAAGAAGCTGTCCCAGACATGTCATATCGAGAATTGGGCGCTTTGACTGGTCAAGACTATGAGATTACAGGCAATGCATATTGGGAAGTTAGTCGTGATACAGCGGGTAATATTTCAAGATTTCAATGGGTGCCGTCTTTATCAATGCGCTGCACACCACAGAGGCACGAACAAATAGGCTCAACTAAATATGTACGCAATTCTGTTTTGAGTTGGGTTAAGACTCCACAGATCAGACGCTTTCGGCAGTATGGACAAATGCGCACTTTGCGCAATGAGACAGACATCATTGCTTGGTTCAAAGAGTTTGGTGATCCACGCGTCATGTCCAGAAAGTCAGGTAAATACTATGATACCATGGAAGAATTCCAAG